TCAGAGGCTCGCAGGCCAATTGTTAAAGCCTGTTAACGTGCCGGCTCAGAGGCTCGCAGGCCAATTGTTAAAACGTGTTGGTGCGAGTTAGGCCCCTGGCGCGGTGCCGGCGTGCCCCCTATATATAGTATATAGAGCCATGTCCATAGGCAGAAAAATTTTTTGGCCTCAAATCATTCTCGCAAATTGCCATCAAATCAAAATTCGCAAAGGCCGCCTTTAAGGCTCAGAAATAATTTTCAAATAAACAAAATAAACATTTGAAAACCGAGGCATGTTTCTAGATAAGTGATTGATTTTCAATAATATAGCCCATTTATAAACAAGTAAACAATAATATATATAAATCACTAAAATAGAATTGTAGATAGTGAATAGTGAAATGATATAAATAATCGCTTAACGTATCACATATTAAACATAAAAGTAGTTCTATTACCGGGATTGAATATTTAAGCCACATAGACTCTTTTCACTAATGCATTTTTCATAAATATATTGATTTTCAATCAGTTATATTCAGTGAAATAGAAACATGATTGTTTACAGGCTCAACTCTATTTCACTGAATAGCTAGTGAAACGTGAAGCATTACAAATTATTTTCCATATTGGTAAATCAATTCACTGATATAAAAAATGTTAATTTCTCATTTCCTGCGTGATTTTTATTCCACGAGAATTTTCACCTATCAGTTTTTATTAGTATATTTGCAAAGTAATAAAAAACTATATTTATGATACGCATAGGTAAATACAAGTATTTGGTAGATTTACAAGAAAATGCCAATTTACAGTCTACAAGTGCATTTTTCATACTTGAGTTTGAGTATGATAATAAAGTATACATAGGCTGGACAGGAGAAAGAAGAACTTTTACTGTTAAAAACAAAATAGAGAAACTTATATATAATGTATTTCATAATGCAGCTTGGCCAAATAAAAACAATCCTGACTTGGTAAAAGCCATAACTGAAAGCAAATATATAACGGTGTCAACAGAAGAAATTCCTATGAACCTAGACTTGATAAGCATATACCTAAGAATGTATGAATTGATAGATGAATATATGGCTTATGCTCCCTATGGCCACAACATAATAAATAGCTTAAATAAGTGTGCAGCAGAAAAAGCTGTCATATCAGGATATGCAGCAAAATGGGGAATACCAGAAACTATATATAGAGCTGGTACAAATAGCGTTCGTAGCTATCCACATAGAGCCGTTTATCAATATAAACAAATGACTGATAATCTATATAAGCTCTATAAAAAATGGGACTCCATAAGAGAGTATATAGAAAGTGTGGCTCCAATGAAGATAAACCCAAGTGCAATATATATGTGTTGCAACGGCCAACGTAGAATTGCTTATGACTGTATATGGAGATTTGATGGAACAGAGAAAATAATCGAAATAGTCCCAGATATGAGAAAAGTAAAAACTAAAGAGGCTGCTAACATAGAGAAAGATGCAGAAAATAGAGTAGCTAAGTTTATGGCCAAACAAGCCAAGATAGCAAATAAGTTAGAAACTGGTAAATCAAGAATACTCAAATAATATGAAAACAGATAAAATAGCACAGAAATTAGCAGATATACTGCCATCACGCCCAGTAGTTCCTGGAATGTCTAATCCGGACACATCCAAGCTTGTAGAACAAGAGGCCACACGTATTAAGGCAAAGCAAGATGCAAAAGAATTGGCTCGTGTTAAGTATCTTGAAAAGCAGAAGCTTAAAAATCTTCAAGCTAAACAAGAAAAACGCCAATCATTAGCAGAAGAACTCGGCGTGGAAGAAATACCAGATGGCCAAACTGAGTTTCAAGCCAAACGTATCGTGGAGCAGCAAAAACGAGTTGAGGCTATTGAGGCACTTGAGGCTCAGACTGTAGAGCCACTTAAAGCAACTGAGTTAGCAGAACGCCATGACTCGGGCAAAGGCTCATATTCATCAGCTATACGCTCAGCACTTCAGTTACAAGGAGCATCAAGGCCTGAAATAACAAAGCTTCTTACTAGCCTTAATATCAATTTAAGTGTTCAGCTTACAAAGCAAGACACGGCCAATTTATTGGCTTGTTTGTTAACGTGCAATGAAGCGCAGTTGGCGGCTCTATATAGTAATAAAAAGATACCAATTGTTATCAAAACAGTTATAAAGCGCTTGCAAGAAGATGCAAAACTTGGCAATATAGAAACAGTTGAGAAGCTTTGGGACCGTGTGTTTGGAAAAGGTCAAATGCAGCTTAATCTACCTGAGCAGCAACAACTCCAAACAGGTATTATTCCTAATGTGCCTGTAAGTCGTGAAGCGTATCTGATTATACGTGAAAACTTAATAGAGTAAAATAAAGATGGATAAACGAATAGAAAGAATGATTGAAAGAGAAAAAGCTCTTTCACATGAATACCTTACTAAAGTTCTTGAGTATGAACCAGAATCAGGAACATTTATATGGAAAATAAGAGCATCTAGAGCTGTAAAGCCTGGAGATATAGCAGGTTCCTTAAATAAAAATGGATATTTGCTTATAAAAGTAGGAAAATATATCTATAGAGCTCATAGGCTTGCATGGTTTTATTTTTATGGGCAATGGCCACCAATTGAAGCATACCAAATAGACCATATAGATGGCAATAAGCCTAATAATGCTATAAAAAACTTAAGAGCTGTATCAAATGCTAAAAATACAAGAAACCATAAGTTATATAGCCATAATACATCAGGAGTTAGTGGTGTCAGCTTTGCTGAGGCTAATAATAAATGGAAAGCTACTATAAAATATAATAGCAAAAATATACATCTAGGCTATTATGCAAAGTTCGAAGATGCTGTAAAAGCAAGAGAAGCGGCTGAAATAAAGTATGGATATACAGTAAGAAAGGAGGCATAAGCATGAAGTCACTTAAAGAAATGCAAGAAACAGCATTAGATGCCACAAAGCCCGGAGCTGTGAACCCAAAAGAACTTCTTCAGCTCGAATTGCTGACTTCTTTTGAAAAATATACAAAGTGCTTGTTCAAAGCTCAATATCATAGAAGTTTTATAGTTGCAGAGCATCATAAGAAGATGTTTAAGGCATTACAGGATGTTGTAGATGGTAAGTGTAAGCGACTTATTATCAATATAGCTCCCAGATACGGGAAATGCGTTAGTAAAGATACCCTTATTACGCTTGCTACAGGTGAGCGAAAAAAAATAGCTGATATACTGCCAGGAGATAAAGTGCTATCATTCAAAGATGGTAGAGCAGTTGTTAATAGCGTTATTGCTACTGAGCCGGCATATAAAGACTGCTATGAAATTACTATGAGGTCAGGTCGGTCAGTTGTATGCAGTATTGACCATCCTTGGAGAACACCGTTCGGGTATGTAAAATCTAATAGGCTTAAAATTGGAGATAGGATATTTGCACTAAAAAAAGAGTTAGACGGCGTCGAAACATTATCAGACGCGGAGATTATACTAATATCAATGATGCTGTTTGACGGATGTTGTACAAAATCTGGTAAATTAGGATTTACTAACATAGATAAATTAGCGGTAAATGCTGTTATAAAGGCTGTTAATGAACTCGGAGGTGAGGTCAAGCATTATTCTTGTACCGCAGATTGTCAATATACCATATTAGGCGGAACTAATGGCGTAATAAATAACATTTTAATAAAGCATAAATTAGTTGGAAATAACTCTTATACTAAAAGAATCCCATTAGGAATATTTAGTACTTCTATGCGACAAAAATATGTGTTTTTAGGAATGATGATAGCGACAGATGGTACTATAAAAAAGAATGGTCAGTTGTCTATAGGCCTAGCAAACAAAGGACTTGCTGAGGATATTCAATATCTGTTATCTACTATGAAAATCCCATCAACTTTAGGATTTTATGAAAATGAAAAAGCTGGTATATGGAATGTTGCAATATCAAGAAGATATTCTCAAAAATTATATCCGCATTTGAATTTTTATGGAAAAGCAGATAAAGCAAAAGAATACATTTTACAGCCTTCTAAAATAGAACGTACATGCACATACCCGTATTCTATAATAAAGAATGAAGGCCTTTACAAAATGATACACTTTGATTTAGGGTATAAATCAGTTGAGCCAAATAGGAATATGTCAGAAGATACATTTAGAGAATTAGTGGAAATTTTTCCTGATAATCTTACGAGATATTGGGCTGAAGATTTCTATCCTGATGAAATTGTTAGTATAGAAGAAGTAGGAAAGCATGAATTAGTTCATATTGAAGTATCTGGCGATAAAAATTTTATAGCCAATGGGCTCGTATCACACAATACAGAATTAGTTATTAAGTCGTTTATATCATGGTGCTTTGCCTTAAACCCGCGATGCAGATTTCTGCATCTATCTTATTCAGATATACTTGTGAATGATAATTCTGAAACAATCAGAAATATCATGCAGGAAGAGCTCTATAAGACTCTTTTTCCTAATTCGGCTCTTGCATCTGAGAAAGGCTCGGCTAAGAGATGGAAAACCAAGGCGGGAGGTGAGCTTTATGCAGTATCAACTCAAGGTCAGGTAACAGGTTTTGGGGCTGGTAATGTGGATATTGACCCAGATATTGATAAAATGGACGGAGGCAATGATATATTCACATTTGATGACCATACGAATGAGATGCTTGATATGATAGGAGCTACGACAAACATTTTCCAAGGCGCGATTGTAATCGATGACCCAATTAAGCCAGAAGATGCTGAGTCAGATATTGTCCGCGAGCGTATTAACATGCGATTTGAGAACACAATTCGTAACCGTACTAACTCGCGTAACACTCCAATCATTATAATAATGCAAAGGCTACATGAACATGACCTTTGTGGCTATTTGCAAGAGATAGAGCCAGACGAATGGACTGTTTTATCACTTCCAGTTATACAAGTAGACCCAGAAACTGGAGAAGAACATGCACTTTGGCCAATGAAGCATACACTCGAAGAGCTTTATAAGATGCGTGAGATAAATCCGCTTGTATTCGATACACAGTACATGCAGGACCCAACACCAAAAGAAGGTCTTATGTATGAAGGATTTAGAACTTATAAGATAGAAGAGCTTCCAACAGGCACAAAAGCACTTCAGAAGTGGAATTATACTGATACGGCCGACACAGGAGCCGATGATTTGTGCTCAATTTGCTTTATAAATACACCTGAATACTGCTATATAACTGATATTTTGTTTACAGATGCACCTATGGAGGTCACAGAGCCAAAACAAGCTGAAATGTTGACCAAAAATGGCACCGTTGAAGCCTTAATCGAGTCAAATAACGGAGGCCGCGGCTATTCGCGCAATGTAAAGCGCATATTAAGAGTTGATTTGCGTAATTTCAGATGCGCTATTAAAACATTTACACAGACAGAGAATAAAAAGGCACGTATTTATACAGCCTCTGCTAATGTTCAAAGCGATATTCTGTTTCCAGAGGGCTGGGAAAGGAAATGGCCTAAGTTTTATAAGGCTCTTATGTCGTATCGTAAAGATAATAAGAAGAGAAACCAGCACGACGATGCTCCAGATTGCTTAACAGGAGTATATGAAATGCATGCAAGAAAAAGTGGACGTAAAAAAATACACTTAAGAAACTAAAAATTCATATTCTCGCATTATTCTCGTAATTTCTAGGCTTCTAATTATATATGAATGATTAAATCATAAGCCTTGAATGAACATAGTGCGAGAATATGAGATAAAAAATACCTCTATAAAAAATGTTAAAAGCGGTACAACTTATAAAGAAATTTAGTATATTTGCACTGTGGAGAAGTTAATTCGAAGCAAAAATACAGGTAATTCGATGCAAGTTAAGGGTAGCTGCTCGGTAGTATTAACATTAAAAACATAAATAATATGGGATTAAACTGTGGATGCCCTGCCGGTGCTCATATCGCCGACCTTGAGATTGCTGAATGCAAGGAGAGTATGGGGCAAGTTCAAAAAGTTGCATTCCAGCGCATCTATAAGACAACTGGAACGAAGAACTCTGTCACTGACCCGACTAAGAAAGCATCGTTTTCTACCTTGTTTTCTGCGGCTGATGGTTCTAAAATGACAGTTTCTCCGTATATTCAAGGACCTACTTCTGAGCCTGGTGCAGCTCGTACATTCGGTGGTGGTAACCAGACACTCGGAGGTATTGAGATTACAATCGGCCGTGAGCCGACAACGTTCTCTGCCACTATATATCAGGAAAGACAGAAGACAATTGCACAGCTGAAACAGTACATGTGCGAAGAGATTGGCGTTTGGCTGATTGATGAAAATGGCAATATTGGCTGTTTGGTAGATGACCAGGATAAGCCTACAGCATACTTCCCAATTCCTATTGGTAAGTTCTTTGTTGGTGACAAAAAGCTTGGCGGTTTTGAAGAGCCGGACAGCAATACAATTGAATGGTCATTCTATCCTAACTGGAGTGATAACTTCTATATCATCAAACGCGAAACATTGGACTTCAATCCTCTTACAGATTGGGTTAATGCCGCTTCTGCTGGAGCTTAAAACTTTCAGTTATGAGAAAGAAAAAAGAACAAACAGTAACATTGGTTGTGCCTAAGTACAATATGAGGCAGGAGTTTGGCATTCAGCATGCCGAACGTCTGCTTGATATGGGCACGGCCATAAATGGTGGATGGGAATTACCTAAAGATAGCAATTATACTTACGACGAAGAAAATGGCCTTAGAGTTAAATCAGATAAAGCAAATTCTGCAAAAGCCGACTAAACGTCAGACTATTCAGAAAGCTGTAAACATGCAGCGTCGTCTTAGATTTCATACTGAGACGAATGTTGCTGTATCTGATATTAACCAACCTACGGCTATATTCCTTGATTGGGTAAGACAGTTGCTTCCGAAGGATAAATTCAACATATTCCTTCATCTGTTCAAATTTCCGTTGCCTACACCTGCTGTAGTTGAGGACGTCTATAGAGAACTCGAAAGAGTTTTCTATAGTCGTAACTCATCAAGCTCATATCAGTTTACTGACTCTGAGCTTGCAGAAGACTGGTCTCAGTATAAAAAGAATAACCTCAATGAGCCAGAGGTGTGGAAGACAACTGGATGGAAGAGAATGCAGGTATCGCCAAATAGTATTTTGGTAGTAGACCTTCCTCAAGTACAAACATCTTTGCGCCCAGAACCGTATTTTTATTGGCTTGAGATTGATGCTGTAATTGATTACCAGACTTTTAGACTTGATGAAAATCAGTTTGAGTGGCTTATTTTCAAACAGCCAGAACATCGAATAGCTGTATTTGATGATACTTCTATAAGAGTATATCATCTGAATGAGAAAAATGAAATTCAGTCACTTATTTCAGAGGCAAAGCACGATTTAGGATATTGCCCAGCTCGGTTCTTTTGGTCAACACAACTCAATGAGAAAAATAAAGACCTTAAGAAAAATCCAATTACAAAAGAGCTGTCAAATCTTGATTGGTATTTGTTCTTCTCTATTTCGAAGCAGCATTTAGACTTGTATGCGCCTTATCCTATATATAGTGCGTATGAAGCCGATTGTAATTTTGAGAATAATGAGACTGGTGATTACTGCGATGGAGGTTTTCTACGCAATGCAAAAGGTGAGTATAAAATTCTCAATGATGGAACAGTTGAAAAGTGTCCTTGCTGTAGCGAAAAGCGTATAGCTGGTCCTGGTTCATTCTTAGAAGTTCCTATACCAAATCAATCTGAAGGTGTCGCAGATATGCGTAATCCTGTTCAGATAACTACTATCGATAAAGACTCACTTGATTATAATGTCAATGAGTGCGCAAGGCTTAAAAATGAGATTGTAATTTCTGTTGTTGGTTCAGGTGGTACTGTAAGTGAAAAAGAAGCCATCAATGAAACTCAGGTAACTGCTAACTTTGAAAGCAAAACCTCAGTTCTCAATGCCTTAAAGACCAACTTTGAATTGGCACAGAAATTTGTCGAAGATACTGTTTGCAAACTCAGGTATGGAGGTGCTTTCATATCATCTTCTGTAAACTGGGGTACAGAGTTTTACGTTTTCACAGTAACAGAGCTATATTCTAAGTACAAACAAGCGAAGGAGAATGGTGCGTCTAACTCAGAACTAGATGCTATATCGCAACAAATTCTTGAGGTTGAGTATCGCAATAATCCTTTGGTACTTCAGAGAATGCTCATCTTAAAGCAATTGGAACCATATCCACATAAAACGCTGGATGAAGTGTTAAAATTGTATGAAAAAGAGTTATTAAATGAAAATTTGGTAAAGCTTAAAATAAATTTTAGTACTTTAGTCGAAAAATTTGAACGTGAGAACATTAACATAATTGAGTTTGCTTCAAATAAGCCAATGAGAGAAAAAATAGATATTATAAACAAAAAACTTTTGGAATATGTTACAGAAATTGGAACTTCAGCAACTACAGGCACTCAGTCTTGAGGATGTTAAGTCTTATAAGAAAAAGGCCGTAGAGCGTAAAGCAGAACTAGAAGCTGCTAAGGCTAAAGGCGGAAAAGCTTGGACAAGCGACTTACAGGAAGAGCTTGACGAGGTAGTTCTTTTCCTAGTAGATGTTGATGATGTTATCGAAGAAAAATCATCGGCATCGAAAACACAGGCTAAGAGTGGTTATACTCCTAAGCCGGGTACTGAGAAGATGGTGCACTTGTCAATCGTGCGTGGTCGTAGGTTTAATCCAATGACTGGCAAAGAAGAGTCACCAGCATATACTCAAATGTTCACATTCGCAGAGTGGCAGCTTTTCAAGAAAACGTATAAAGGCCTTGGTTATACCATTATGGCGGCCTTGCATGACCCATACGGAGATGCTGCAGAGTTAGTACAAAAGTAGTTAACAATAAAAACAAAGCTATATGTTAACAATTGAGATGCTACGACAAAGTTCAGCTTTAACAGGTCTTACAGATGACCAGCTGAATGCAATTGCTGAGATGTCAAGAAATGATGAGAATACCGTTATAGGTACTAAAATCGGTGCATTGCACGGCCAGTATGACACTGATATTCTTGACATTACAGGCATTAAAAAGAAAGATGGTGAAAAAAGTTACGACTATGCTAAGCGCGTACTTGGCGAGTACAAAACTAAAGCAGAGTCTGCAAAAACAATTCAAACTCAGCTTACTGCTGCTCAAGCGCAGGTTGCAGAGCTCCAGTCTAAACTTGAAAAAGGAGCTGGCGATGAAACTTTGAAGCAACAGCTGAAAGATGCTAAAGCTCAAGTAACTCAGCTTCAAACTCAGCTTCAGACAAAGGAAACTGAGTTCAATACCAAAAAGGCAGAGTTTGATAAAACTATTAAGGACACGCATGTAGATTATGCTTTTCAAGCTGCTACAGCAGGTCTTAAGTTTAAGAGTGGTATTACTGAGCCTATTCAGAAGACGCTGCTCAACGCTGCAAAAGCAGAAGTCCTTGCAAAAGGTACTCCTGATTTCATAGAGGACGGCCAAGGAGGAAAGAAACTTGTTATTCGCGGTGCAGATGGTAATATCCTTAACAATCCGAAGAACAATCTTAATCCTTATACGATGCAAGAGCTTGTAATGGAAACATCGCTTAAAGATGTAATCGATACAGGTCGTCAGCAGACAGGCGGTGGAACAGGAGGCTTTGGGTCTGGTTCAGGCGGAACAGGCGGAACACTTGACTTATCTGGCATTAAGAGCCAAGTTGAAGCCGATAAAGCCATTGAGGCACATCTGCTTGCAAACGGTTTGACCCGTGACTCACAGGAATTTGCAGACCAGTCAATGCAACTGAGAACTGAAAACAATGTGGCAAGTTTGCCTATTAGATAAAATGGCACATCCTAAGAGATAAACGAAAAAATGCTATGAGGCGTAAAAGGGTAATGCACCATAATAGCATAATTATTAACAATTAAAAACTTAATAAAAGTTATGAGTCTAGTTTTAACACGTATCCAGAACATTCGTGCGAACTCTAACCTTGATAAGTTTGAGTATCGCCCCAGTAGGTACGGTGCGCTGAATGCTTTTATGGTGCAGTCTGAAGACCCTACTGGCATCCTCACTGAGGAACTGAAGCAAAAAGCAAGGACCTCCATCGGTAACACGCTGGAAACTCCGGTAATTGACTATGATGCTGATATTACTATCGGTAGTACCCGCACTTTGACAATTGCCGACAGTGAAAATACTTCTAAAATGGTTCAAATCACATTTGCCACTTATGCGTGGGGATTTACTATTGCTCCGGCAATGTACATGAACAACGAAATTGGCATTCAGAAGGACTTTGAAACCAAGATGATGAAGTACATCTATGCTTTTGCGAAAAAGCTTGATGAAGCCGCTCTTGCTCAACTTGCTGCTAGCAAAACTCAGATTTTGAATAATAAGTTGCTTTATGACTTTTCTTCTAATGCTATTAATGCTAAGTGGACAGAGCGTGAAAATGTATTTGGTGACCTCGAGGTCATGATGGGGGCAAATGATTTTTATGGCCAGTTACATATCGTAGGTGACCCTGGAGTTGAATCTATCATGCGTAAACTGCAGCAACATGGTCTCTATAATGATGTAAACAAGCAGAATGAGTTCGGCACAAAGATTGTACACTTGACAAATAACATTGCGGCCGCTAGTGGTAAATATGCTCAGGGTTATGCAGTGAATGCCGGTTCACTTGGTTTGTTAACTCGCTTCGAGCGTGACTGCTTGCTTGGTACTGTATCTGGTGATGGTCATGAGTGGGGTATTGCTACTTTGCCTATGCTTAACATGCCTGTTGGTACATATTTCTACGACTCTGTAGGTGACTACAATGCTATTGCAGGAGCTGCTACTGCAGATATGACCCGCACTCGCAAAGAGCACTATGGTTTTGCCGTAGATGTAGCATTCCTTACCGCTTATAACAGTTCTCCTTCTACATTGGCCAGTCCTATCTTGGCATTCAACGTTTCTAGCGAAGATGCTGTTTATGCTAAGCCTGTAGTTGTTATGAACACAGAAGACAATCCGGTTAATACCAAGGCGGCCGCTGGTGCATAATACTTAATAGCAAATCTTTGAGTTGTTATTAGCTTTGGCAGGAGGCGCTGAGGTAAATTACTTCAGTGACCTCCTGTTTTTCAATAAATAATAAAAACTATGGTTAGAGCTCTAGATATACAAGAAAAACTGCTTCATCTAATAGGATGGGAGCAAAATTATGACACATCAGACTTAAAAATATCTGATGCTTTAACTGTGAGCGAAAGTGGCCTATACTTTCAGCAAATTCATCCGTTGCTGACACCGCAGAATATGTCTTGTATCGCTCCAGATTTTAAGAACATGACCTTTGAGGAGTATAATGCAGAAAAGTCATATTCTAAAGGCAATGTCATAAAGTATGGAAGTCTTTTATATAAGGCTTTACAGAATTCAACTGGAAAACAGCCTGATATTGAGTCTGAGTATTGGGTTGAAACCAATCCATTTTCTGAATGGCTTGAAAGCAAAACTAAGGCTAGCATTCAGAAAGCTATTGCTAGATATTGCAATGAAAAAATTGCGCAAGGTACATATAAGACTTTGTGCGAAAACAGAACTTTATTCGACGGTACTGGTCGTTTAGTAGATATTGTAAAAAACAAGAAAAATCTGGTTGGCTTTGAGATTGTACCTGTAAGAGCAAAAGGCGTAACTACGAAAATCAATAAAATAGGTTTACAATTTACAGAGCCTGGCAAATATACTTTGTATCTTATGCATTCTAGTATGAATGCACCTGTTAAGATAATAAAGCTTAATAAGATACGTAAAAACAGCATAGAATGGTTCTCACTTAATGATGTGTATTTGCCTTATCAAAGTGAAGACAATGATGCCGGCGGTAGTTGGTATTTATGCTATTTTCAATCTGAACTCCCAGAAGGCAGTCAAGCTATAAGAAAAGACAAAGATTGGTCTAAAGAGCCCTGTGGCTCATGCTCACGCAAAGAGTTATTAGCTTGGATGGCTTGGTCTAAATATATAGAAGTGCATCCGTTTTATGTTAATGAGGAATTGGTTGAAGCTGTTAATTTCAATAATGATTTCAATGATGATTTTAATGAAGATTTTGCAAAACAGCCTATACGCTTATGGGATGTTGAAAACAACCAATATACTTATGATAACAATTATGGCTTAAATCTTGAAATAACAATAAACTGTGATATTACAGACTTCATAATTGAGCAGCGAATGCTGTTTCAGGATATTATAGCAAAGCAAGTAGCAGTAGATATGCTTCGTGAATTTGCCTATAATGCCAATGTTCGTACAAATAGGCATTCAATAAATGCTTCTAGGCTTGATATTCTATATGAAGTTGATGGCGACTCTTCATCTATGAAAAAATCAGGTCTTAGCTATCAACTCGATATGGCATTTAAGGCAATTAAGCTTAGTACTGAAGGAATAGACAGAGTTTGTCTTCCTTGCAAAAACAATGGTATAAAATATAGAACTGTATAGTATGGCTGTAAAAAGGTATAATGCAACACTTCGCAATCTTGAATATCGCTTGAGAGCATTCAAAGATAGCTTGCCTATGCTATTAGAAGATATTGTGCGTGACAAAGAAGACGTAATAGTATCAGCTATAGCAGATGACCAGCTATACCGTCGCGGTATCAATGGTAGAGGTGAAAAGATAATGGATTATATGCCGTATAAGCCTAAAACCATACAAATAAAAAAGAAAAAAGGCCAGCCTACTACAAGGGTCACATTACGAGATACAGGTGCTTTTCACGAGTCTATGTTTGTAGTATTTGACTCAGAAGGTTTTTATGTGACCGCAAGTGATGAAAAAACACCTGAGCTTATTGAGAAATATGGTGAAGAGATTTTTCGCTTAACGGATAAAAACTTTACCAGAATAGTTCGTTCTCATATAAGAAAAGAATTAGTTAAACGATTAAAACAGGCAATAAGGAAATGAAGGAAAACTCAGTACAAATAAGATTTAAGGAAGACCCTGTATTGCTTGATAAGATATTACAGGATATGCAAAAGTCACTTATGAACAGACTTAAGTGGCTTAATTATGCATTTGGTAGAGCATATAAGCTCGTAGAACACAGGCCAGACGGTAATAAGTTTATATACCCTGCAATATATAATGGCAACGGAGAATATGTGTCGCTTTTACCAAATGATAACTTTGGCAATTTTTCATGGTTTGATATTTATGACCCACAAAAGATTACTGAAGTAGTTCAATCATTGCCACAATACACTTTCAGCGGGGCTATTATATTCTGGTATGACCTTAGTAGCATTTATGAAGATGAAACTGTTATGCATACAGAAGAAGTAAAAGATGAAATTATGCGAGTATTAACTACTCCGGGTCTTATTACTACGACTGGTAAGCTTGTTATAAATGATATATATGAGCGCTTTGAAAATATATACAAAGGTTATTCAATAGAGAAAATCTATAATAACTATACTTATAAAGGAGAAGGTATACATGATATTGATAAACAATTCTTTATGTACCCTTATGCAGGAATACGAATTGAATTTACTTTAACAACTAGAGAATTATGTCAACGGCATATTTTATAACAATGCTTTCGGCTTTAATATATATAGCCTTAGCAGCAGCATTTGCTATTTTGCTAATTGGAAAACTCGGTATGCGCGATGAGATAATCACCAGAGCTCCTAAGCTTATTTCTCAATTATTCGATTGTGACTTTTGCTTAAGCTTTTGGACGTCGCTTATTCTCGCTATCATTCTCGCTATTTTCTTTAACGAGATGAGTATTATATTTATTCCTATCATATCAACCCCTATAACGCGAATTTTAATATGAAAAACCTGATAGTAAATAAAAAAGTCGTACGGGTATATGACAGCATAGATGAAATGCCCATTGTAAATTTCCAGAAGTACAATAAGTATTTGCTTATAGACTCTGGAATTGGCTCAGATGCAGATGATATTGATGCCCATATAACCCGTGTTGCTAAATTCATTAAAAGCAATAATGCCAAAAAAGCCTTGCAAGAACTGCAAAACATGAGGCAAAATATGTATATGGTGAACAATGAAATTTCACCGAGGTACTTAGCTTTTGCAGCTCTTATTCATAGCATAGACGGTGAAGAAGTTAATGATTTGTCAGATGATGGACTTAAAAATATATTGGCCAGGCTTAAAGAAATAAAGCATTCAAAGATTATAGACTTTTTGACTTGGCTTAAAAAAAAAGTAACCACCGAACTTGAAATGTACTTTCCAGGAGATTTTGTAAATCCAAAGGAAAAAGATGCATACGATAAGTTAAAGCAAAGAACACTTCTTGTGTTGGACTCTATGATAAATGACACAGATAACTCTGAACAGATAGAAACTATAGATATGATAATGCTTAATATGCATTCTCCAAAATCATATATAGGAAGTGAGTCTGTTGAGATAAAATATGATAAGCAATTTGAAAGTACTTGTCTTTTGATAGCTCAAAAAACAAGCATGGACGCTAAAAAGATGACAGTACTTCAATTCTATAATGCTGTTGATAATATAAAACAGCAATTAGAAGCAGAAAGCAAGAGTGTTAAACGGCATAAAAGGAAATAATTATGGCTGAAGACGATAAGATAAAATATAGCGATATAATTGAGCCGGATGACTCAATTGAAAAGCTTGTCAAGCAACTTGGCGAGCTCAATCAGTCATACGAGACAATGGTAAATGCTATCAGAGCAGGTGCAGATAGGATTGTACATTCTCTTAAGTCTGCTAGTGGAGCTACAAGTGAAGGGCGTAAAGCTATTGATGAAGCAACAGCATCTACGTCAAGACTTGAAAGAGCTCAGAATGAGCTTAAATTAGCTTTATCTGATACAGGTAAACAGATTGCTTGGCTTAAAGCACAAACTTCAGATGCTAATAGAGCAACTGTAGAACAGCAGCGTTATATCCAGCAAGCTATATCTTCTTATGACCGTCTTAAGTCTGACCTAAAGCAAACAGTTGAGCTATATAAGTCTTTAACTGCGGCTGAAAGAGCAGATAGCGAAATGGGGCAACAGCTACTCAACGATATTCTTAATTTGAAAAATCAGATTAAGGCCCTTGATGACCAAATGAAGCCTCATATCCAAACTCTGTCTGAAGTAGAAAAGGCAGAGCAAAGATTAGCTTATTTACAGTCAGATGAAGGTAAAAGATTACTTGAGTTAAAAGCTAAGATTGCTGAGCTTACTTCTGCTAGAAAACAGCAGAAAGCTACAGTAGACCCATTAGCTCAGGCTCAAGAGAAACTTGCCTATGCTCAGTCAGAAGAAAATCAGCAGCTTAAACTCTATTCAACTCAAATACGAGAAGCAAATCAGATTGCTCAGCTACAAGCTACAATTGCTAATTCTGCAGAAGGTTCTTATAATAGACTTTCAGCTCAATATGCATTAAATAAAATACGACTTAATCAGATGTCTGCAGCTGAAAGAGAGGCTGCTGACTCTGGTAAAAAGCTTGAAACTGAAACAAATGCAATTTATCAGCAAATGATAAAATTGCAAGAAGCAACAGGTAATTATAGATTGTCTGTAGGTCATTATCAAAAAACATGGGATGGTTTAGGCATTTCTATTTCTCAAGTAGTACGAGAATTACCTGCTGCAGCTGTATCGCTTAATACATTCTTCTTAGGTATATCGAATAATATACCTATGGTAGTTGACGAAATTAACAGATTACGTGCTCAGAATAAACTTTTGCAAGCAGAAGGTAAAGCAACAGTAAGTGTAACAGGTTCAATAGTTAAGGCTTTGTTTAGCTGGAATACTGTACTTGTTATATTGCTTACTGTATTTTCCATGTTTGGCAAACAGATTATAACATGGGTTGGTAATCTTTTCAAAGCAAAAAACGCTGTTATATCTACAACTGAGGCTCTTGATAATATAGCTAAAGAACTTGAAGATACTAATGGCAGCTACGGCAATAACATTGTAAAGCTAAAGCAATTACAGCAGGAATGGAAAAATCTTGAAACTACTGCTAAAAAAGACCAGTGGATTAAAGACAACAAATCTAATTTTGACCAGCTTGGAGTATCTGTTAATAATGTAACAGATGCTGAAAATGTATTTGTAGATAATACTGAAGCTGTAATCAATGCTCTTAAATTAAGAGCTAAAGCTGCTGCTGCTCAAAAGTTAGCCGCAGATGAATATGAAAAAGCTTTAATCGCTAGAAATAAAGTAGAAACAGAAGCAGGTAAAGGCCCATCAGGTTGGGATAAATTCAAAAACTGGTGGGTACAAACAAGTTTACGAGCTACTGATGAATACGGTATGGGTCCATCTGCAGCTAATTTACAAGTAGCTGACCAGGTATCTGCAGAAGATTTTAGACAACAGAGAATTAAAGACCTCAATGATGAAGCAGATGCTGCAGAGAAAACAGGAGATGCATATTTTGATTTAGCGGCTGGATATGAAAAAGCTGCTAAAGCTCAACTTGAAGCTGCTGGCATAGAAGGAAAACATAAAACTACAAAAACGCGTACAAGAGAGCCGCGTGACTTAACTCGTACTATAAACCAGAATGATATAAAAATACAAAGAGAGTACGAGGAAAGTGTAACTGAATTACTTAAAGATGAATATGCTAAAAGGCGTAAAGCTGCAGCTGACCAGGTTCAGGATGAAAATAACAAGCTTCGTGAGATGTATCGCCTTAACGAAGAATATGTTAAAAATGTAGATGGAAAATATAAAAAGCTTACAGAAGACCAGAAGAAACAAATTGATAGGCAGCAAGAGCTTATAACTAAGACTATTGCTAATAATTTACGAGCATTAGACCTTCAATTACAACAAATTCAGAATGAGCAAAAAGTTGCTTCTTTGCAGACGCAGCGTAATACTATAAATCCTACTGACACTAGCGCAGCAACTGAAGCAGCTCAAAATCAAGAGTCTACTGTAACTACCAATGTAGTAGTTACACGCGACGCTTCTCAGATGGAAGCCTCATTAGTAGAAGAGCGCAAACTCATGGAAGAAAATCTTGATTTGGAATATGCTTTGATACTTGATACTAATAAGAGATTATTAGAGGCAGGAGATGACCAAGCTCGTTCTGAAGAAGAAATACTTATTGAGCTCAACAAGAAAAAACTTGAGCTGTGGAGTGAGTATGACCAGAAAATCTTAGATGCAAGAGAGCGCGATATTGAAAATCAGCTTGAGCTTGTTAAAAAAGGCAGTGAAGATGAACTTAATCTGCTACTTCAGCAAAATGAAGTACGTAGACAATTAGCTTTAGCACAAAATGCTGCTAAACCCGCAGAACAGCAAGTAAGTACATCTGTAATAAATGCACAGTTTGATAAGTCTGCAGCTCAAACTAAAGGGTCATTCCAAATGACCAGCTTTGATGAGCAACAGGCTTTAGATGAAGCTATATTCAATGAAGTTAAGCGAAGTGAAACAGAAATAACACGATTTAAGCTTGAGCAAGAAAAAGCCAGATGGCAAGAACAGATAAGACTTGCTGAGTCTGGTGGACTTGATTGGAGTCAAGCTCAAATAGATGCTGCTAAATCTACTGTAAAAGGAATAGACCGTGAATTATCTGAGCTTGATAACTTCATAATGAATATTGGCAAAAAAGGTTTAGGAGGTACTTTACTTGAAAAGCTTGGATTTAGCGATGACCAGATAGATGCTCTTGGAGATGCAGTTAATATAGTAATTGAACAACTTCAGTCTATAATGGATGCCGAAGTTCAATTAGCAGAACAAGCTGTAGAAGCTGCAGAAAAAAGAGTAGAAGCTGCACAGAGTGCTTACGATGCAGAAGTAGAAGCAAGAAATAATGGATATGCTAACAATGTAGCAACAGCTAAAAAAGAACTTGAACAAGAAAAGAAAAACCAGCAAGAAAAACAGAAAATGCTTGCTGCTGCTCAAAAGCGTCAAGAAAATCTTAATACTGTAATTCAAGCATCTTCACTTATTACTGCTTCTGCTAATCTATGGAGCTCATTCTCTTCAATACCTATCGTCGGCCCAGCCCTTGCATTGGCTGCTATTGCTACGATGTGGACCTCGTTTGCTGTTGCGAAAGTTAAAGCTAAGCAGGTAACTGCAAGTCAATCAGAAGAATATGGTGAAGGTGGTCTTGAGTTCTTGGAAGGAGGTTCTCATGCATCAGGTAATGACATCGATTTGGGTGTAGAGAATAAAAAGAAGCGTCGTATGAAAGCTGAAGGTGGTGAGGCTCTTGCTATCATTAATAAGCAAAGAACAAGAAAATATCGTAAGATACTACCAGATGTAATAGATAGCTTCAACAAAGGAACATTCGAAGATAAGTACTTAAATGCATTTGGTAATTCTGATAGGCTAAATATTTCTCTCAATTCTAATAATAGTATTGACCTCTCTAAAATTGAGGATGATGTGCGAAGCATTAGAAAGCAGAATGAAACAAGGTATTATACTATGCCAGATGGAACTGTTATAATGCAACATAGGAATGTTAAACGTATAATTAAAAACTAAAAGATATGATACCTCCAAAATATAAATTCTACATATCAAAGAATGATGGTGATAAAGTAGAAGTAAGACCTCATTACAAAGAGCTTAATAAGAAATATGCAAAAGAAAGTGGCCAAGAATTTTTCCGTATTTCGCTAGATGGAAAAATAAATTTGTTTGGCACTGACTATGAAATAGTAAGTCAATCAAACATAGAAGACCAACTTGTTTTTATAATAGATAAATATAACAGTACTTCCAAAAAATGGGTTGAATATTATAGAGGTGAATTTAGTAAGACTGATTGTAAATTCGACCATGATAAGAAGAAATGTGAACTTAAAACTACAGCAGTAGATGGATATACTGAGGTTATGAACAAGTATGAAAATACTTATGACCTTATAAAGCTTGCTCCTGAAATATCAAAAATAAACTTGCATAAACGCTCACTCATGCAAGTTTATGTCCGTGGTGCCAATTCTATAACTAATTTCTTCGGTGGTACCTATTGGGAAGATGATGTGAATGAAAGCATAGATGACAATGCTGCGCTTATAAATAACTTCTATTTTTCCTATATAAAATCTGGTAATGAATTTTACATAGGAAATTCTAACGAAGCAGGTGTTAATGGCGTATATGCCGGAACTAATGGTTATTATAGCAACTGGAATGGCTATACTTGCTATTTAGAGAAAAATCCTAATGCTCGACCACCATTTACAGATGTAAGCTACTTTATTATGATAAAAAGAAATTCAGATAATAAAGTACTATATAAATCTGAAACAGCTGTTAATATTGATGATGAAACGCTGTTTTCAGAAGACCGAGATTACACTAATGATAAACACTTAAGATATACCTCTAAACTAATAGATGTGGAAAATGCTAAAAACTCATGTACTATAAGTAATTTGTTTACATATAGAATATATAGGCGCTTACTTTGTGATGTAGATACTGTAGAAGACTCAGAAGGTGTTAAAAATACCTATGATTTACCATCAGATGATTTTGTCACTGATAATAGAAACTATAAAAAATGTATTGGCTTAAAAGGAGGTTTATTCTTTTGTACTTCTAGAGCAGTAGATGAGCCAACAAAATATGGTCTAAATGATTACGGACAGTATTTTACTAACCAGTTTATTCCTAGTAGTACAGGTTTAGGAAGACTTTTGCCTATTAGCAAAAATTCATGGGCAAATGCTTCACTGTGGTATGTATATGATAGTTTTTATGAATATTTTGAAGAAAAATTAAGAAAACAGTATGTATTAAAAGATAGTTATTCTATTGGCGCGGCCATAAAGGCTATTCTCAAGAAAATAGACCCTACATTATCACATGAGCCAACTGCAGAATATAGCCAATTTTTATATGGCACAACTAATCCACTAGGATTAGCAAGATTTTATGTGTATATTACACAAAAAACCAATATATTAAAAGGTGATTATGACCAGCCTGCTCAGAAAGCTGAAACTTCACTCGAAGAGCTTATGAAAATGTTGCGTGATTGCTTTAGATGTTATTGGTATATTGAAGACAATAAATTCAAAATAGAGCACGTATACTTCTTTATGAATGGTGGAAGCTATTCTAGTAGGTCAAGCTATCAGCTTGATTTTACTAAACTTACAGACCAATTTAATAAGAAGCTATCATCTTATTTCCAATCTGAAGTAGAGTTTGAAAAATCAGACCTAAATCAGCGATACGAATTTGCATGGATGGACGATGTAACCGATTTGTTTGGTGGTGTAACCATTGATGTGAAATCTAATTATATACAAAAAGATAAAACAGAAGAAATAAACATTGGACAGTTTTCATCTGATGTGGATTATATGTTATTTAATCCAACAAACTTTTCAGAAGACGGTTTTGCACTTTTATGTCCTGTAAAAAATGGTTCACTACTTGAATTACCAATTCTTACTATAGATGGCCTTATTAATGAAAATGGCGATAGTTATAAAGCTATAGCACAAAACTGGTATGCATCGTGGATATATTTACAAAATATGTATATGTGGGATATGCCAGCATCAAACTTAGAGTCTAATGTAATTGGAAATATATACGCAAGAGATATTAAAAAATGCATGAAGCACACTATAGAATTTCCTACAGAAGAAGACCTAGACGAACTAGAACTTATTAAAACAGCATTTGGAAACGGCAAAATAGATGAAATATCTATAAGCTTAGATACTAGAATTGCTAAAGTAAATTTGCTTTACAAGCCGGAGTGATGCTTATGTTAAATACGTTAGAAAATTTTTATATATTATTTATAATCACTAAATTCACAGCATGAAGTTAGTAAATAATAACATATCACCACTGCCTTTTTACGGTAATATTGCTTTGCAAAATCATCGTAAAGATTATGCTTTTGGCCAGGTTTATCCACTAATAACATATAAGAGTATGCTATTGCCTTTTCAAGTAGTTCTTGCTAGTGGCACATCTATAAGTTGGGTTAGGCTATATAATTTCAATACTGGGAAATTTATAGATATAACTCGTAGCATGAAAGAAAATGGCTTGACTATTAAGTCATATACTGGCTTCAAGCTTCTTAAATATCCTGGTATTCTTCCTATAGTTGAAATAAAGCATGAAGGTTTATATTATCTAGCTATTTCAATATCAGGCTTAGGAACAATATACTCTGACGTATTTACTGTAACTAACAAAGTGGATGATTATCTGCTTCTTGAGTATTACAATTCATATAACTTTGAGCTTAAAAATGGTATAGTAGATTTTTCTGATAGTTTCAAATTTAAGTGCTACTTAAACACGCAAATTGGCAAACCTGAATATGATTTTGAGGAAGAAGCTACTGAGCGGATGGGCTATACATTTATTGAGAGCCAAGTAAGCAAAAAAATATATAAGTTTACATTTTTAGCTCCAGAATATCTATGTGATGCCTTAAGAATTGTGAGGTTATGTGAAAATAAAAAGATAACAAGCAAACTCCAAATCTACGATTTGACTACATTTAATATGGAGCCAGAATGGGAAGACCAAGGAGATTTAGCTGCTGTAGAATGTGAGTTTGAAACGGATACTGTAATCGCTAATATAGGTGGATATACTCCTAGTTTATCTGGAGGAGATTTTAATAGAGACTTTAATAATGATTTTAAAACAGAATAATAAGTATGGCAAATTGGAGTGACTTAAAAGCAGCGGTTGCTAAAGTTATAAAGACTAATGGCAATCAAGAAATAACAGGAGCAGTTTTACAAAATGCCCTTAATAATATTATTAGCAATGTGGGGGAAAACGCATCTTTTGCGGGTGTAGCAACCCCCAGCACAAACCCTGGCACACCTGATGGTAATGTATTTTACATAGCATCTGAAAGTGGAACTTATTCTAATTTCGGTGGAATTGTGAATAACGGAGAATGCTTAATTTTAAAAAAAAATGAGGATTCTTGGGTATCAATAGAAACAGGTATTATAACTAATAAGAAGTTATCTAACTTATTAGGATTAGTTATTGATACTTCCACGTTTGTAAATGGACAATGGATAAATAGTGGAGAAAGTTTATCAAATAATAATAATAGTTCTTATTTGAGAAATTCTGTCCCTATACCAATATCGGCATTTCCCGATACTATAATTTCATTATATAGCAATACCGGGCAAAGAAAACGTATTGCTGATATGGGACTTACATTAAAATTTAGGAATAAGTCTAAGCAAGATGTATCATATAGTTATGTTCAGTCGGGACAATGTATTCAATTATCCGCAGAAGCATCAGAATTATATATACACGGAACAACTGAAAATATTAATAATATAAATGGATTTTCATTTCTTGGATTTATTTTTATAAATTCACTAGTGCAGGACATTGCCCAAAACACGCAGGACATTGCCCAAAACACGCAGGACATTGCCCAAAACACGCAGGATATCGAAGTGTTAAATATTATGTTGGTTGGAGGAAGTGTTAATTATACGACAGGAGCGCAATTGGGAATTTATCCTAATCACGCTTATGTTGGTTCGACATTAGGAGATAATCCCGTTTCAAATGCAACAAATAGTGCATTAGGTAGAATTGATGTTACTGATATTCCTGATGGTACATTGATTTATATAATCAAAGGCGAAGAAAATATATTTACAGGAATTACATTCAAATTTTTTGATTCTTCTGGCGGCCAAGTCGTGTCGACAGTTGGAGGTTCAAGTTCTGAAAAAAACAGAGGACAATTAAAGCCTAATGGTGCAGTTGTTTTAGGATTACACATTGGAAATACTCATATCGAGGGCGATGCCGAAACATATATGTCGGATTTCCGTATAAATAATGTGCCTAATAAACAACAAGGGTTTGGTGCTCATATAACAGAAAATAAAAAGGACATTGCCCAAAACACGCAGGATATCGAAGTGTTAAATAATACGGTAACGGAATTACAGGATGATTTTGAGAATATATCTGTATCTGATTATAAAACAACACTAAAAATTTTATTTATAGGTTCATCTTTCGGAGTTGATACCATAAACGAAGTCGGTAATATTTGTGCATCTTTTGGCAAAGATGTTGTGTTAGGGAATGCCTATATAGGTGCTGCTACCTTGCAAACTTTTATTGACAGATACGATTCAGGTTTAGGAGTTACTTATTATAAGTGGAAGTATAAAGCAACAAAATGGCAGATATACAACGGTAATACGGGGGAATGGTTAGATACGGATTCAAATATTACGGATGAGGGGGGAAAACCTAATGATTCAGTTTTATTACAGTGGTTACTCGCTGACGAAGCATGGGATTTTATCATACTTCAAAACGGGGCATATCAATCACCTTACCAAGACCAATCCGCATTTTGGACAAAAGGAGAAGATGAAAATATAACTAACAATATTGTCCAAAATATGATAAATAGGTGCAAGAAGTCGTGTTTATACAGCAACCCAGTATTTGGCATGAACATGACTTGGGCATTCTCTGTATATCATACAATCAGTAAATCGCACGGTCCAAGTGGAGCAAATGACGATAAATGGTTAAGCTATGGAAGTAATCAAAAAGAAAGACAAACGGGCATGTGGAATAACATAGTCACAAATTACAAGGATTGTATAGAGAACTGTGAAGATGTAAAATTTGTTATTCCTTCGGGAACGGCGGTACAAAATGCCAGAGCAAATTCTACATTAAGACAATCCACTATATACACAAGTGCCAGTCCTGCACCACCTACAATCTCTCAAGCAGAAGCAATAACTGATTTGGATAATATAAGTAACACTTATCCGTTCATGGATAATTCTACGAACTGGGCTAATAAAACAGACTTTACACGTGATTCCATACACGCGGATTTTGGTATTACAAGATATATCATCGCGGCAACTCTGTTTCAGGCGTTTATTGCTAAAGTCTTGAATTTGGATATAGCAGATTGCACGTATAGAATTGCGCAAGGTAGTGGAAATTATAGGGAGCAACTGTGCACACCTGTAACTGATGATAATTTCAACGATATTGTCGCTTGTGTCAAAAATGCGATATTAAAGCCATATGAAATAACAGCTTGATGCTTTCCGCATTTTCTAGAGAGGTGTTTGCATGTAATTAACTTTATTGTTTAACAACTTTCTAAATTCTTCAAATTATGGGAGAAACTGTAGAAAAAATTTATTGTTGCGACCGCGATAACAACGACAACGCGCTCGCAGCTGCCATCTTGGCAAACGGTAATAACCGTAGAGATGATTGGGGCCCGATGGCCGCCATGATGAGTGGAGGTATGAACAACTGGATGAACAATCCGTTTGCTTACCTCATGTTCCTGGCTCTGTTCCGCAATGGAGGCTTTGGCTTTGGTGGGGATGGCGCAGGTACTGCTACCCAGGGTATCGAAACTCAGGCCCAGCTTAATGCTATCCGCACTCAGTTGCAGGACAACCAGAATGCTGATTGCATTAAGTCTGCTATTCAGGGCAATGGCTTTGCTCTTAGCCAGCTGGCTCAGACGCTTAACATTGACTTCAACACTCTTCATAAGTGCTGCTGCGATGTTCAGGCTGCTATCCAGCAAGTTGCTGGTCAGGTTGGCTTCTCTGCTAAGCGCGTTATTGCAGCTATTGAACGCGGTAATTCAGGCCTTCTTGCTGCTGTTAAGGACTGCTGCTGCCAGACTCAGAAAGAACTTAATCCTATGTATAAGGAAAAGCAAGAAACAGAGCAGCGCTTCGGCAAGATTGAAGGTTTTATCGGTGAAATGAAAGAACTCATGAAAAAGCAGCAGGAAATGATGGAGAATTTCATCAAAAAATTTGAAAGCTAAAAGTTATGGGACACAGATTAAAATGTATCATAGTAAAGCATCATACGTGCGACCATGATAAGGAGCACGAAGATGAAGAGGATGTAGTAGTAGAAAGCAGAATAGCTACTCCTCATGGTGAGCATAAGGTCAAATTCGATTTGCCTTATGAGCAAACAGCGAATGCTCTCATGTCTGCTAAAGGATATTCTGAGTATGTCAAAAAGCACGGCTATCACTTTACAGATGCTCTTGCAGAGCACGTAAGTAAAATGATGGTAAATGCTAATGGCCAACAGCATTCTTGGACTGCAAGCCAAGTCAAAAAGTCTATGGAAAGCTTAGGATTGAGCATTCCTGGCAAAGTGACAACAGGTGATGTTACCTATGCGGCTAACATGGCTTATGCAGATTTCTATCCAGACCCTCTGAAAGATGAGGCTGCATGCTTGAGATATGCTCATAAAGTAGCCAATGACCCAGATGGGTATGATGGCATGATTTTCTGCAGATGGACTGCTGACGCAATCGGAAAAGCAATCAAGTTGGACTGGGAAAAATTCGTATAGTATGTTAGAACTGATTGAGGCCAAGAACTTTGACGGACTGATGTTTTTCATAGCTATTAGAGTTGGCGTTATTTTAATCTGCTGGATTTTCATGATACTAAGCAGTATCGTAGACTTTTGGAGTGGAACAACAACAGCAAAAGCACTTGGCCAAGCATTGATGTCGCATGGATTTCGTAGAACAATTACAAAAATCGGCGATTATGTAAGGCTAATGCTTTTTGCTCTTATGTTTGATATACTTGGAAGCTTATTATCATTCTATATAATTCCATTTGCCACAATTCTATGTACTGTTGCAGTTATATATATTGAGGGTAAATCTGTGGTTGAAAATAGCAAACGTAAAAAAGCTCATGCTGCAGAAGTACCTGATATAGTTAAGCAGATTGTGCGAGCTACCACTGCCGAACAAGGTCATGAGATATTAGACAAAATAAGCCAATTGCTAACATTAAATGAGAAAGATAAATAAAATCATAGTCCATTGCTCTGCTACTCCTGAAGGACGAGATGTTAAAACTGAGACCATACGAGATTGGCATGTGAATGGTAATCATTGGAAAGATATTGGTTATCATTATGTGATTGAGCTCGATGGCTCTGTTCATAAAGGCAGAGATGAAAGTGTAGTTGGAGCCCACTGCTCAGGTCAAAATGCAAACTCTATAGGAATATGCTATGTAGGAGGCGTTGCTAAAGACGGTAAAACTCCTAAAGATACGCGCACTGAGGCTCAAAAGCAATCTTTACTCGAATTGCTGAAAAGCTTAAAGGTAAAATACCCAAATGCTACTATTCATGGACACAGAGAATTTGCAGCTAAGGCATGCCCCAGCTTTGATGCTAAGTACGAGTATAAAGACCTCTGAAGCACATAAAAACCATTCTCGTGTATAAGAAATTATTACGAGAATGGTTTTTATATTAAATATGAATAATAACAAATAAAACTCAAAGATTATGCGAGAATTAGCGAGAATAATTACACTTATATTTTTAGCCACTATATTATATAGCTGTAAGTCAATTCAATATGTGCCAGTGGAAACAACGAAAAGAGATACTACTTACTTATCTCAGACCAAAATTGATAGCATATATTATAGAGATTCAATCTATGTAGAGCGCAAAGGCGATACCGTGTATCTCAGTAAATATAAATACTTGTATAAATACATAGAAAAGCATGATACTCTCTGGCGAGAAAAAGTTGATACAATTCAAGTTGCATACCCTGTAGAAGCTCGGCTTACTAAATGGCAAAAGATAAAAATTAATATTGGTGAATACCTGATAACCGCCATAGCCTTAGTAATTATATGGCTGTGTGCAAAATACTTCATAAAGCGGTAAACAATAGAAACAATATAAACAAGTCATTGTTTATGCCTAAAGTGCTCAAAATCAATTACTTATATATGCTGTAAACAAAGAAACAATAATTTCATTAAATCTTTTCGTATTAAAAGCCGATATTTCTTATTAACCTTAATGTTAATCGGAAATTAAGAAATTAAGTTTGAAATATATAGAGGCATTGTTTTTATTGTTTCTTTGTTTACAGCAATTTCAAAGCCGCACTAAAATTGCTGTTTAATTATTTTTAACAAATAAATTCTCAAAAAATAATGGAAAAATTTTTTTCTTTCGAGAATAGTTTGTATATTTGCATATCGAAAATAAGATAATAAAATTCACCAAAATATGGAACAATTTAATATAGGTAATGTAATTGAGCACTACAAGCTAAATACGGAAGATTTAGCGAAGGTGTTATTTCCTACTGTTAAATATCCGAAACAGGCATTTGACCGTGTGTTAAAGGGTGAAGCCAATTTGGATGTTATACAGTTAGAGCGACTGGCCAATCATATTGGCGTGTTAGTAACTGATTTGTTTTCAGCAAATACTTGGAAAGGTTCATCTGAAGATGGATGCCTAACAATGCTGAAAGGCGAGTATAAAGTAAAGCTGAATTATAAAGGCGTGTACGTATCTATATATAAGAATAATGAGCTTATCCACCAAAAGCTCTCAAACGTACCAGATATGACAGTAAACGAGTTTATTAACTATTTAGATAACTTCATTAAAAATTACGAAAATGGAAACCATTAAAATTTCTGTTGAGGTTAGCGTAAACCTGTCCGAAAATACGCAGAATTTCATTAAGTCACTGTTTGCGTCCAATGCCCTTGTAAATCGAGTTGCTGCAGATAATTATGACCCGTCACAGGAAGATTTTGCACAGGCTAATAAAAAACCTGCGCCAGTAAAGCCGGCTCCCGCAAAACCTACTTCCCGGCCTGCAGCACCTGTCCAGACTCAGAGCGCTGCCGAGCCTGCTCCTTCAGCACCTGCTGCTCCGGCTGCTTCTTCTGCCTCTAAGAGCATTGAGGATGTTCGCGGAATGCTTGCAAAGAAGGTCAATGAGCATCGCGACGTAATCAAGCAGAAACTCAATGAGCTTGGAGCCCCGAGTGTAACAAAGCTTGACCCGGCTAAGTATGATGAAATGTATAACTTCTTAGAGTCACTGTAATGGCAAATCAAAAGAAGCTGCAACAAGCGGCAATTAAGTTTCGCAGAGAAAATCCAGAGCTTTATGCTCAGTGTGCTATTCAATGCCGTTATTTGGCAAAATTGATAAAAGAATATGGCTCAAGCGACAAGTAGTACTAAACCACAGAAACATAGTCAGAGGAGTCATGCACTCCTCTCGGCTTCTGGAGCAGGAAGATGGCTGAATTGTACTCCGTCTGCCAAGCTTGAAGATGAATACGGAGAAAAGAAGTCTTCGGTATATGCAGAAGAAGGTACATTAGCTCATGAGCTCTCAGAGCTTTACCTGAGAAAAGATACACTTAACAGCATTAGTGAGCAAGACTTTGACCAAAGGCTCGAAGAGATAATGGCAAATGACTTGTTCAGCGAGGAAATGCTTGAAGTTGTACCTATCTATACGGATTATTGCTCAGAACAATTAGCTGAAGCAAAAACTGAAAATCCGTTAGCCGTCATGGAAATTGAGCAGAAACTCGATTTGACAGAATATGTGCCTGAAAGCTTTGGAACAGCTGACTGTGTTGTTATCAATGACAATCTTATGGAAGTTATTGACTTAAAATATGGAAAAGGTGTTCCAGTATATGCTGAATGGAATAAGCAACTTATGCTTTATGGGCTTGGAGCTTTACAGAAATATGATACAATGTATGATATAACGGAAGTGCGATTGACTATTATACAGCCTCGCATTAACAATATATCAAGTTGGCAAATATCTGTTGAAGAACTCCGCAAATGGGCAGAAGAGGAGCTTAGGCCAAGAGCTGAACTTGCTTTTGAAGGTAAAGGAGAACTCAATGCTGGAGATTGGTGCAGATTTTGTGCTGTGCGTAATCAGTGTCGTAAGCTTTATGAGCAACAACTCGAAATTGCACAACATGAATTTGCAGACCCAGAGTTGCTAACCGATGATGAGATTGCTGATATAGTTAAGCGTGTGCCTAAGCTTATAGAATGGGCTAATTCAATAACAGAATATGCACAAACTAAAGCGATTAACGAGAATAAGCAATGGCCGGGGCTTAAATTAGTTGAAGGAATTAGTCGACGCAAATGGGTTGACGAAGACCAAGCTTCTAATGCAATTTTTGCACGTTGCCCTGAACTTTCAGAAGATGAGATTTTCAATATGAAGCTTAAACCGATTACTTCTATTGAGAAGTTAGTAGGCAAAAAGCGTTTTGAGGAAATACTCTCAGATGTGGTTATCAAGCCACAAGGCAAACCTACTCTTGTACCGCTTGAAGACAAGAGACCAGCAATGGGATATGCTCAAGCACAATTAGATTTCAAAGACGAATAATATTTTTTAGCATGGAACGTAATCCTTTTATTATATCACCAAAATTGGTAGGAACTGCTTTTGGTCATGACCCCCAATAATATGATTGGCTATGGTATCAATTGTATTAACTTTAAAGCTAAACATAGAAAGCTTAAAGGTTATATGAGAAATAATAGAAAAAAGTAATAATAACAGCTTAAATTAAAAGACAATGAGTAATCAAGTAAATTCAACCAAGGTTGTAACTGGCAAAGTAAGATTTTGCTATGTAAATGTGTTCGAGCCCACAGCTATGAATGAGGGCGATATTCCTAAGTACAATATCTGCGTTCTTATTCCTAAGAGCGATACGGCTACTATTGACAAAATCAAGAAAGCCATAGAAGCTGCAAAGGAAGCAGGTAAGGCAAAACTCGCAGACAAGAACGGCAAGATACCTTCAAACCTCAAGTTGCCTCTGCGTGATGGCGACGATGAGCGCGGTGATGACCCGGCATTCGAAGGCATGTACTTCATCAATGCAAACTCAATGCGTCAGCCGAGCATTGTGGACCGCTCACTCAATCCAATCATGAGCAGAGACGAGTTCTATTCAGGTTGTTATGGTCGTGCTTCAATCAACTTCTATGCTTTCAATGTTTCATCCAAAGGCATCGCTGCTGGATTGAACAATCTCCAGAAGCTCGAAGATGGAGAGATGTTGGCTGGTGGCTCAACAGCTGAAGAAGATTTCGGTGGAGATAATGCTGTTCAGGATGACGACGATATGATGTAATTTCCTCTCTGCATTAATGAGTATAGTAGTTTAATGGTAAAACCACAGAGTAGCATTGATTTGTTGCCTGTTATGCGGGTTCGAGTCCCGCCTATACTCCTAATTTTATAATATCAAATTAAGAAATAATGGCGAAATATCTTTTTATAGACGTTGAAACATTTTCCTCAGTAGATATTAAAGACTCTGGCGCTTATAAGTATATTGAGTCACCAGACTTTGAAATTCTTATAATAGGATATGCTTTAGATGATGGCCCGGTAAAGATAGTAGATTTGGCTCAAGGTGAAGAAATGCCTGAAGAGTTTGAAGAAGCTTTGCTTGACCCGGATTGTGTAAAAGTGGCACATAATGCAGTATTTGAGCGCTTGAGCTTTAAGCGAATAGGTTATAACATCCCAGCAGAACAGTGGTATTGTACTTCAGTGAAAGCCGCATATTGTGGTTTACCACTTTCATTGGATGGTGTATCAAAGGCTCTTAATCTTACAGATAAGAAGCTTGATACTGGTAAAGCGCTTATTAAATACTTCTCATGCCCATGCAAAGCAACTCGAGTTAATGGCATGCGTACTCGGAATTATCCTGAGCATGCTCCTGAAAAGTGGGAAATGTATAAGGAATATAACAAGTATGACGTACTTGCAGAGCGTGAGATATTTAAGAGATTAGAGGCATATATCATTCCTGATATTGAGCGCAAGATGTATGTGCTTGACCAGAATATAAACGATAGAGGTATTTTGGTTGATATGGAATTAGCAGAGTCTGCTATCGCAGTAGATAACACATATACTTCTATCTTAACGCAACATGCTCAACAGCTAACAGGGCTTGAAAATCCAAACTCGCCTGTTCAAATTAGGCAATGGATTGAAAAGACAACAGGATGTGTTGTTATGTCACTTTCAAAGGAAACAATGCCTGATTTAATGAAAGAGTTTGCAGATTATCCAGATGTTATCGAGTTGCTTAATATACGCAAAAAGCTCTCAAAAACGTCTATTAAGAAGTATTATGCTATGCTTAATTGTGCCATGAAAGACCATAGAGTCCGTGGTACATTTCAATTCTACGGTGCAAATAGAACTGGACGATGGGCAGGTAGGCTATTGCAATTGCAGAACTTATCAAAAAATCATATATCACATATAGAAGTACCACGTGAAATGATTAGAGCACGTGATTGGGAGTCGGTTGAGATGATGTATGATGATGTTGCAGATATTTTGTCCCAGTTAGTAAGAACAGCTCTTATAGCATCGCCTGGTAAAGTATTTAGTGTCGCAGACTTCTCAGCCATTGAGGCGCGTGTTATATCTTGGCTTGCAAATGAAAAATGGCGAATGGACGTATTCCGCGGAGACGGTAAAATCTATGAAGCTACAGGAGCAAAGATGTTTAATGTGCCAATATCTGCTATTACAAAAGGCTCAGTACTTCGCGACAAATCAAAGATTTCAGAGCTTGCGCTCGGTTATGAGGGCTCATTAGGAGCACTTAAGCGAATGGGTGGTGAACGTATGGGCTTATCAGATACTGAAATGATGAGCCTGGTGCGTAAATGGCGCTCGGCAAACCCTGCAATTGTAGATATGTGGAAAGAAATAGACGAAGCATCGAAAGAGGCTGTCAGATACCAAAGACCAGTATCATGCACATGTAGAAATATAATTTTCGACTGTAATGGTGAGTTTATGACAATACAATTGCCATCTGGCAGAAAGCTATTCTACTATGGACCTAAATTCAAAGATAAGAAGATAGGCCGTTCTACGATGCCAACACGAGTACTATGTTACCAAGGAGTTGTGCAAGAAACTAAGCAATGGGGTGAAATTGATACGTATGGAGGTAAATTAACAGAGAACATTGTACAGGCTATTGCACGTGACTTATTAGGTGATGCAATGTTAAGAATGCAAGATGAAGGTTATGAAATAGTAGCGTCAGTACATGACGAAGTAATAGTAGAAGTACCAGAAATAAATGCTAAAGACCACTATAATAGGCTTGTTGAAATAATGAGTACTCCACCGCAGTGGGCAGAAGATTTACCTTTGAACGCTGATGGAGGAGTAATGATGTTTTACCAAAAATAATTAAATGTTATGGAAGGATTAAATATAACAAAATGCCCTAATCTTTATATAAAGCATGAAGATTATGCAGAAATACTTCTACAGAATAAAAAAGGAGAAATTATAGCTTCAGCTTTAGTAGACTTAGAGGACCTAGATAAAGTAATCTTATACAGATGGACTTTTCATAGAGGTTATGCTTTTTCTTTTAGGCATAGAATGCATAGGGTAGTATTAGGGCTAGATAGACCAGATTTTAATGACCATACTACTTGCATAGACCATATCAATGGTGATACTTTAGATAACAGAAAGTCTAATCTAAGGGTATGCACCAAAATAGAAAATGCTCAGCACGCTATTAAACCAAGAATAGATAATACTTCTGGAGCAATAGGAGTATCGAGATATGGAAATGGTAAATACAGAGCCTATATAACTGTGCATAAAAAGACTATAGGCTTAGGTCAATATGATACCTTTGAAGATGCGGTAAAAGCTAGATTAGAAGCTGAAATAGAATATTTTGGTGAATACAGAGGCTGCAATTCTAAGTTTTCATACTTGCTCGAAGATTAAAAATATGATTTGGTTGTGTTTATATATTGTTTACGCATATTATGCAAGTAGATAAATTGAAATATGATGAAAATTTGAGCATAGCAGTTGGACTAAACGTTTCAAGTAAAGTATGGAAAAATACCAAAACTACTTGGAGCAATTTAGTTCAAAAGCTAGCTACTCCTGTAGTAACCGCTGAAACATATAAGCGGTTTATGAGTGCTACAAAAGAAGAGCAAAGTAAGATAAAAGATGTAGGCGGATTTGTAGGCGGATTTCTTACAAATGGTAGACGTGATAAAACAAATGTACTTTACCGCCAGTTAATTACGTTGGATATTGACTTTTCTCATGAGAACTTTTGGTGGGACTTCCAAATGCTTTTTGATTGTGCGGCAGTTATACACTCAACTCATAAGTCATGCTCAGAAAAACCAAGGCACAGATTGATAATTCCACTTGATAGAGAAGTATCGCAAGAAGAATATCAAGCTATTGCTCGAAAAGTCGCTGGAGACCTAAACATTGATTTGTTTGACCAGTCAACTTTTGATGTAAATAGACTTATGTTCTGGCCGTCTGTATCATCAGATATTGAGTACTACTTTGAATTTCAAGACGGACCTTTCCTTGAAGCTGATTATATCCTTGGGCTATATGATGATTGGCATGATACGAGCGAATGGCCAACTGCTACAGATAGCACAGATGTAATAATGCAAGCTATCAAAAAGCAAGAAGACCCAGAAGATAAAAAAGGCATAATTGGTGTTTTCTGTCGTACTTATACTATACAAGAAGCTATTGAGACTTTTCTTTCAGATGTATATACACCAGCTGGAGAAGGGCGATATACGTATATAAATGGCTCTACAGCTGCGGGCTTAATAGTCTATGATGATAAATTTGCATATTCTCATCATGGAACAGACCCTGCTGGAGGTAGACTATGTAATGCATTTGACTTAGTTCGCATACATAAATTTGGCCATTTAGATACAGGCAAAGAAAAAGAAGACAAAGATAAAAAGAGCTTTAAGGCAATGGAAGAATTTGCCTCTAAGGACTCTACAACAAAAAAGCATATTGCTGAAGAAAAGTTTGCTGAAGCTAAATTCGAGTTTGCAGAAGAAGCAAAAGCAGAAGTTCCTGAAGAATATGATACTTCATGGACAGAAGAGCTTGACGCTAATACAAAAGGCGAATATGATAATTCTGCCAATAACTTGAATATAATAATTCAGCATGACCAATTCTTAAAAGATGTATTTAAGCTAAACATTTTTGATAATAAAAGATATGTTACACGTTCGTTACCATGGCGTAAAGTCGATACTGTGGAGCCTCTTCGTGATGTTGACTATTCTGGTGTTCGTAATTACATTGAGTGTGTTTACGGCATTGTGTCAAGTCAAAAAGTGGACGACGCGCTTGCGCTTGAATTTGAAAAGAAAAAGTTCCATCCGATAAGAGAGTATATATGTGCTCAAAAGTGGGATGGCATACCGAGAGTTAATACATTATTGATTGATTATTTTGGAGCAGAAGATAACGCTTATACTAGAGCCGCCATTAGGAAGACGTTGGTGGCGGCTGTTGCGAGGGTATTCGAGCCAGGTATTAAGTTCGACACAGCGCTTATACTTGTCGGAGAACAAGGAACATATAAAAGTACTTTCGTTAAAAAGCTCGGCATGGAATGGTTCTCAGATACATTCACGACTGTGCAGGGCAAGGAGTCATTTGAACAGATACAAGGGGCGTGGCTGATTGAAATGGCAGAGCTTTCAGGCCTTAAGAAAGCAGAAGTAGAGTCAATAAAGCACTACATATCAAAAAGAGAAGATATGTTCAGGCCGGCGTATGGTAGAACAGTAGAAACATATAAGCGCCAATGCATATTTTTTGGTACTACTAACAACAAAGATTTCTTACGTGACCCGACAGGAAATAGACGATTTATGCCTATAGACGTAAGGCCAGAATATGCTACAAAGTCTGTAAATGATGACCTTACACAAGATGAAGTAAATCAAATATGGGCTGAAGCATATCAGTTATATTTAGCAAAAGAGCCTTTATACCTCGTTGGTGATGAAGATATAATTGCTAAGATTGAGCAACATAAACACTCAGAAGCAGATGAGCGAAAAGGTATTATTGAAGAATATCTTAATACTAAATTTCCAGATGATTGGGATAAAATGGACCTGTACGACAGAAGACGTTGGCTTGAAGACCCATTGTCTAAAAACGGTACAGTACAAAAAGATTTTGTCTGCATTGCTGAAGTATGGTGTGAGTGCCTCGGCAAAGATAAGACAGAAATGTCAAGATATAATACCAGGGAGGTTAATGAAATTCTTAGGTCATTGCCTGAATGGGAAGCTATAGCATCCACTAAGAACTTTCCTTTATATGGTAAACAGAAATACTATAAACGTAAAGATAGCTTATTATGATAGCAAATTTTTATAAAATGCAATACGGAAATTACCGTAATTCTGTGCTTCTTGTAACAAGAAATATAGAACATATTCCATCTGTCAAAACGGTTGTTATATACAATGGCCAAAAGTTTTGTGTTGACAGACTGGAATTTAATTTGGATAAGTGTGAGTATAACATTTATATGGCCAGGTTATGAAATATGTAATACTAAGAGTTGTATGCAAATTCTCCGATGGTTCTTTAAGAACAATAAAATATGATGAAAACCATGTAACAGAAGAGAATGCTTGCAATGATGTAGCCCAATTCAAGAAAAATCTTAAAGATAAGCTTAACCGGTCATTGCAAATACTTGGAGTAACTGTAAGTTCAATAAATTTAACTTATGAAGAAAGAGACGGTAGACAGTGAAAAAGTTGTAGAGCACAAATTGGTTGAGCTTGTTAAGATAAATGGTGGCATGTGTATAAAACTGTTGTGTGACCAACTTATAGGCTTACCAGATAGAATGTGCTTATTTCCGGGCCATAAAATAGTTTTTGTGGAATTAAAAACGACTGGGCAAAAGCCTAAACGCATACAGGTATATATGCACAATAAGCTTAGAGCTTTGGGTTTTAGAGTTGAAGTAATAGATACGATAAAAGGCGTTGAACAATTTATAGATAGTATAATTTATGATAAGTAACATAGTTGCATTTATAATAGGTGCTTTGTTTGGTTTAGCTTGTTTAGCTATATTTAACAGTAACAAAAGATGAAAGAAACAGATTTACATAAATACCAATTAGCTTGCGTGCAGCATATAATCGAGCATCCATTTTGCGGTGTATTTGTAGATATGGGCCTTGGCAAAACCATATCAACTCTTACTGCTATAAATTATTTGATGTTTGATTATTGTGAAGTTAATTCTGTATTAGTTATAGCTCCAAAACGAGTGGCTGAGTCAGTTTGGCAAGAAGAAGCAGAGAAATGGGAACATACAAAGCATTTGCGCTTTTCTAAGATTATAGGTACTGCTAAACAGCGAATAGCAGCTGTTATGGAAACAAAAGCTGATATTTATATCATATCAAGAGATAATGTTGCATGGCTTTGTGCTTTATATGGCGGAGGCAAATTACCTTTTGATATGGTAGTAGTCGATGAGCTTAGCAGTTTTAAGTCTTATAAATCAGAGCGTTTTAAGGCATTACGCGGCGCAAGACCTTATCTTAAAAGGTTAGTAGGACTAACTGGTACACCCGCTCCAAATGGACTTATTGATTTGTGGCCTCAAATATATCTTATGGATAGAGGCGAGCGCCTTGAAAAGACAATATCCAGATATAGAGAAAGGTATTTTCGGCCAGGTCAAACGAATGGTCATGTCGTATATTCATACGATTTGATGAGTGACTCAGAATATCTAATACATAAGAAAATAGAGGATATTTGCATAAGCATGAAAGCCGATGATTATCTTGAAATGCCGTTTAGGGCAGATAACTATATAAAGCTTAGAATGCCTGAAGCTCTAAAGAAGCAATACGATGACTTTGAAAAGAATAAAGTGCTTGACTTAATAAGTGCTACTGAAACGATTGAGCAAGAAGACGAAAATGGTAATTCAGTATTTGTTGAAAAGCCTGTGGAAGTAAACGTAGTCAATGCCGCTGCCCTTTCAAATAAATTACTTCAATTTGCTAATGGAGCTATATATGATGAAGAAAGAAATGTGTTTCCAATTCATGATATTAAGCTTGAAGCTCTTAAGGAGATAATTGAAGATGCAAATGGCCAATCTGTGCTTGTAGCATGGACCTATCAATTCGATAGGGATAGAATCGTGGAATATCTTAAAAAATATAAGCCAAGAGAGCTTAAAAACAATAAAGATATTGAAGACTGGAATGCCGGCAAAATACAAGTCATGTTAGCTCACCCAGCATCAGCAGGTCATGGGCTTAATCTTCAAGCAGGAGGTAGCATAATAGTTTGGTTTGGGCAAACATGGAGTCTTGAATTATATCAGCAGTTTAATGCTCGATTATATCGCCAGGGACAGCAAAATCATGTTGTTATAAACCATTTAATTTTGCAAGGCACTCATGATGAAGACGTAATCAGAGCACTTAAAGCAAAAGATAAAAAGCAAAATGCCTTAATGGATAGCATAAAAGCAAAAATTGACAAATATAAAAAATTTATGTAATATGGGACGTAATGGAAAACAAGCTCCGGTATTTCCGGAAATGGTAAAATTTGTTAACGATAATGTTGGCAAAGTAGTAAGTTCAAAAGAAATTCTGCTTGGTAAAGAACCAGGTAGAAACTCAGAAACTGCATATCTTTATAAGTTTGTAAAACTTGGGTATGTAGAGCCTGTAGGCGATAATAGCTTTGTTAAAGACAAAACAGCAAGCTTTAAGGTGATAAAAGAATTTCCTAAACATTACAATTCTGTTATGTTTATGGATGAACTGAGAGTGGCAAATGGGTATATACCAGATAATCGTAAACGTAAAGTATATTGATATGAAAGCAACAGATGTACAAATAGGTGGTAGCCATTATAAAGATATGGCTATGCAACCAATAGAACTTATAACTGCTTTAAGATGCTCTTTTATACAAGGATGCATTATAAAATATATTAGTAGGTATAAAGCTAAAAATGGAGTGCAGGATATAAAGAAATGTATTCATTATGCTCAGTTAGCTATTCAGTTAGGAGATAAAAGAAGATGCAATGATAAAGCTCTCTCTCTTAATATAAATAAGTTTATTATTAAAAATAAGCTAACGATACTTCAGCGGAGAATTATTACTCAAACTGCATATAATAATTATGAGCAAGTTATTCAATTTTGCAAAGAATTACTGCAAATAGAATATCCAGAAGAGCAATTCTGGAAATGGTAAAATTTGTAAATGACAATGTTGGCCAAGTTAAGAAGTGTTAAGTGAGTGCATTTTATAATGAAAAAATTTTCTATTCTCGGAGAAAATTAGTATATTTGCATATCTAAATAAAGATAATAAAATGGACAAGAAAAGAACCTTTCAGCAAATAGCTAAAGATATAAAGTCAACATGGCTTAATGTATATTTTGGCGCAGTGCCTTATTTAGAGGCAATGTTAACACTTGATACTTCAGACCCGAATGCTATGTATCTTTATGATACTGCAGGAGATATTGTTAGATACTTCTTGGCAAATGCCCAAACATTTAGAGGTGCTGATGCAAAAAGACTAAAAGCAGAATTAAAATCTATGTTATAATGCATGAGAAGATAATATCTTTGCTTGAAGAAAACAACAGCTTACTGAAAGAGATTTTAGCTATGTTGAAGAAATTTGATAGCGAAGAATATCAATCCGAACAAGATGTAAGGCAGTTTACAATAAACGTATCTGCCAATGCAGTATACGAGCTACTGAAAAATAACAAAGAACTTAGAGATAAAATTAAAAGCAGTTTTAACTTATGAACATCTTAGAAGAAGCAAACAAAATTGTAAATGAGCGCTCAGAAGAAAAAGAGCGCCAGTATGGGCCATTTATAGAGTCCATGAGACGTGCTACTGCTATTTATAATAGCATGTCACCTGATAACGAACAAATATCAGTAGAAGGAATGTATAGAGCTATGATTGCTCTTAAACTATCACGCGAAGCTTATAAGCACAAAGAAGATAATCTTCTTGATGCGGTAGCTTATATGGGCTCAATGAATGACTACCTACAATCCTCAAGAGCGACAGAATTTAATCAGTAACAATTTATAATTATGGCAAAAGTTTATAACACAACAGACCTCAGACCAGACCAGGCGTTTGAGAGGCACGTATTCCACAGAGACCAGTTTGCGCACTATTTACGCTGGACTCATATCTTAAAAGAAGCAAAAATTGGAGAGTCTATAGTAGACTTTGGGTGCGGAGCTGCTAACTTGCTTGAGGTATTATACCGAAACAAGTTTAAGCAGAAAGAATATATCGGTATCGATATTCGTGAAAAAACAATTCAAGAAGCAGCTGAGAAATATGCCAATGTACCTTGGGCTCATTTCTATGTTGCTGACCTTGTTAAAAACTACATGGATTTCAGCAAGTTTAATGCTGACAAAGTCTGCGCTTTTGAAGTGCTTGAGCACATTGGCAAACAGAATGCAGATGCATTTTTGGAGAACTTTAAGGCTTGTGGCAATAATAACGCTACTTATTACCTTTCAACTCCAAACTATGACCCATCTGTAGGAGCAGCTGGTAATCATACTTATGACTCAGGTGATGGTCGCGGAGTTGATGTGCAAGAGTTTGACCATTGGGAACTCGAAGGCATATTGTTGAAGCATTTCAACATAGTAAAGAAGTTCGGTACATTTGCTTCAGCTAAAGACTATAAGCCACTGATGAACGATTGGCAACAGAAAATGTTTGATGCTCTTAAAGAGTATTATGACTCAAACCTCATTGCCAATATCATGGCTCCTATGTTTCCTGATGTGGCACGCAACACTCTTTGGGTATTGAAGCGTAAACCCGGAGACGTAAAAGCTCCTAAAGTTCCAGTAGAACAACCAACTCTATTCGATGACGATTTAATGTAATAAGATATGAATATAAAAGAAGCTTTATTCAAACTCGATGATTTTTGCAATGCAAATAAAATCGAATATACAGTAACAGGCACTGTTGCTCTAGCTATGCTCGGAGTTCCATCTAACCCGAATGACATAGATATAAAGGTGTTTCACCTAAAAGAAGAGCAGGAAGCGAAGTTAAAAAAGCTTCAATTCCTGTCGGGCCTTGGCAAAGAGAACTACGAGGATAGTAAGTGCTATTCATTCATGATTGGTGGAACTAAGGTAAATGCTCTTGTAGATAATACTGAAAACTACGATGAGATTTTATCTCAGGAAGTTACGCTAAGCATGCTCGATGAAACTTGTACAAAGCGACGTTCTATAGGTGTTCAGCTGGTATTTCTTGCTCTTAAGGACAAGATGAAGCTGAAAAGACACAAAGATAAAACCTACATGTTGAATTTAATTGCTAATTTAGCACAGCTATGAAAAGTTTGATTTCAGTAACTCCAAGAGAGTTTAAACGCAACTTCAATGAAGTAATGGAAATGTGCACAGATATGTGCATGACAACCAATCAGGAGATTATTATCACTGTTCCTACGAGCAGAAAGTCAAATACTCATGCAGAAATAGCCAAGCTTATTCCTGTAGAAGGAGGTATTAAGTATGAGTACAATAAAGAACTTATGGATAAGCATGGCATTAACGCTTCTAATCCTAAGCTTTTAAAAATTGGAGCTATCATGGCTGATGCTTTTGAAAAAGAAGGAGTTTACAGCCTTATAAGTCCAGAAGTTGAACATAGACTTGCTAGAGCTGTAGAAACAGCAGCTAAGGAACTTGTTAAAATGATGTAGTCATGAAATTTGCAAAAATAAGAAATGTAAAGTCCCCTGTTCGTGGGACTGGTAAAGCAGCAGGAATTGATTTTTTCGTTCCTAACTTTGGCAGTAACAAAAGCTTTATTGTAAATCCAGGAACTGATGTTTTGATACCATCAGGTATTAAGATGGAAATTCCAGAAGGATATATGCTTATGGCAGCTGATAAATCAGGAGTTGTAACTTCTAAATGGGCTTGCCTTGGAGCTGGTAGAACACCGAAAGCAGAAGCATTTGAAAGCATCGTTATCCTCGGAGCCAAGATTGTAGATGAAGATTACCAAGGTGAAATTCATATACACGTTGTTAATGTCGGTAAAGCCAAGGTCCACATTAAGCCAGGTATGAAAATAGCACAATTTATTCTTGTGCCTGTATCGTATGAAGGCCTTGAAGAAGTTTCTGAGTCAGAGCTTTTCAGCCGTTCATCTGAGCGTGGCGATGGAGCACTCGGGTCTACTGGGTCATACTAAGGATTGATTTTCACATTATTCTCGCGCGTAATATCGCATGCAAAGTATGAAACAAAAGAAATATATTCAGAAAAACGCATGGGCTCTAGAGCGCGCGAGAATATATAAATCTTAAGCAATGAAAAAGAAAGCAGTAGAAATACCTGAAGTTATCTATACAGACCAGTTTCTCAGATTTGTAGCAGTTTATGCTAACAGATTTAGAGCAACAAATGGTTATGGAAGATGGCTTGCTGAATATAGGCGAATGGATGAGCAAGGTATGTTTAAGCCTGAGAAGTTGAGAGAATTATATATCAAGATACTGGATGGCTCAAATACCTTATCATACATATATTGGGATGCTGTACATTATATATGCGTACAAGCACTCGATGCAGCTAAAACATTTGCTTTAACCAATTCGTTTGAGATTAGAGTAATAACTGGTGAAATTGCTTTTAATGACGACGATGAAGAGCTCAAAGATTTATCCATGGAGGAAGCATTAGCTATATGCAAAGCCATGAATAGTGAAGCCGAAGAGCTATTATTTAGAGTATATAACAGCAATACTAATAAGTTAATAGTATGAATAAAACAAAGAAAGGCCAAAAGTTTGAAATGGTGTCAATAAATAGAGGCTTATATGACGAGTTGCTAAAATTAGCAAACTATGTTCAGGATTGGTATCCTGATTATGAAGAATGTAAAAACTGTGGTGCATTACACCCTAAGCATACTATATGTATTCAGTGCAACTATGATAATTCAACTGGAAAAATACGAGAATGAGTTATGGGAAAAATGCAATATGGAGTATTTGACTCAGTAGGTAAATTATTAAGATACTTTAATACCTACAAACAAGCTGAGACTTTTAAAATATCTCGGCAAAGATATGATTGGAGCGTTAAACAAATTTGGGTAGAATAGTTATGAATATAGCTTATAAAAATGCAACAGAAGCCTTTGAGGATTTATATGCTTTTATCATGGGCCAAGGAATAGAAACCAATGTTGGAACAAAGGCTGTATATAATGTTGGCTTTTATTTATTAAATCCTCAACAACGTGTGATAACAACCGAATGGCGTAAATTCAGTGAACGATACGCAGAACGTGAATTTGCTTGGTATATGTCTGGAGATAGAAGTGTAGCAGAAATTAAAAAGTATGCTCCTATTTGGGACAAAATGCACAATGGAGATAATATTGTTAATTCTAATTATGGCTATCAGTGGATGCGCAATAGCCAATTAGAAAAATGCATTGAACAACTTAAAGAGAATAAAGATACTCGTCAAGCTTGGTTTACTATATTTGATGGCAAAGAAAAAGATGACTATAAGTATGATACACCTTGTACGTTATCAGTCGGATTCGATATTAAGCCTCAAATAGGAACTCTTGATATGTGTGTAACTATGCGAAGCAATGATTTGGTTTATGGTTTTTGCAATGACCAATATTGCTGGACAAAACTTCAACAATTAGTCGCAGATGAGCTCGGTGTGCCAATAGGCACTTATTACCATTTTGCTCATGATTTGCATATATATAAGAGACACTTTGATATGCAAGAAAAGTATTATAAACAACAACTTAAAAACTTATAAAAAATGAAGCTGGAAGATTTGAAAGTTATTGATATTATTCAAATGCCTCAGTTTGAAAAGCATATTGAGGCTTTGATTAAGGATTTGTACTTAACTCGTACAAAGATTATGAATGAACATCCAGATGTTCAATTCAAAAGAGGTCCCATTGAAAGATTACAAGAGAAAAAGGTATTTGGACCTAAAGCTCTTGCTGCTCTTTACGCGAAAGTAGTCGATAAGACTATAAATACAAGCGAATATCCTTCTACACTTAGAACTTTTATTAAAGGAATAGGTGATGAAGCTTTTCATAAGACTTATGTTGAATTAAAGCAAGCAGAAGATGAACAATCCAATAAGGGAGATAATAAAGAGTAATCTGCAGAAACTAAGCAAAGATGAGTTAGTTGATGCATTAGTCGATGTTTATATGGCATGCCCTCCGTTTAGCATAATAAGTTCAATGAGCTGTGTACAAGAAATAAAAAGCCCAATAAAAGAAGCTATAAACCAGCAGGCAAATATGCAGCGCATAAATGCACAATTTGCAGAAATAAAACAACCATTATATATATATTAGAAAATGAAAAAGGTACTTAAATTTTTATGGAGACGTGTAGGTATACTTTATTTCCCTATATATCTATTAGCGTGGGTATTGCATAAAATAACAAGACTCACACTTGCAATCGCATACTTTGGATTGCTTAACAAGCAAGCTGGAAAAGATATAATCAAGTCATTATTTAAGTGGCATGGAAGATATTAAGCAATATGGAGACTTAACCGAAAAGGAACTCTTTGAATTTCTCGATGAAATTAAAAGCGATGATGAGGATATTCAAGAGGCTCAATCTGAGGCAATTGAAAAAATTACCTTGGAAGAAGAGCATGTTGAATTATCTGAAGAAGAGCAGGAAAACAGAGAGATTGAAGCTAGATATGGAGATAAAATGCCATGGACAGGCTTGGGTCCAAACAATTGCCAAGGTGTAAAACTGTTTGGACCTGAGGGACAGCGCAGAGCTGCGATGGCTAGCATAGAAGCTAAAAGGAAAAAGTCTCAACGGCTTAAAGAAGACAGAATACGTATTCAGCGTGAAGCTTTCAGGCAAGAATATATACGCCTGAGTGACCCTATAGGAAATGAAAGGATTAAGCTGTTAGTTTCATCACTTGTTAAAGAACACACAAGAATGGTTGATAAATACTCAACTTATATAAACAAGCGATTAACTACTTTACTTAATCCTTTTATTCCACGTAGGTTAAGAATATGTAAAAGCTTATATCCTGACTCAATTCGTCCATGCCCTGGCTTTTTATATAAAGCGAGTGAGGAATATGGTGCCGGATTAACTTTCTGGGCGATGCCGAATATCCCATATTATTTTGCTCAAAATACAGAGCAGAAAGTTCTTATGGAGCATAAATCACCATTCTTGGTAAATGTGGACCAGTCTATAAAGTTCTATCATGAGCATCTTAAAAAAAGAGCAGACAAAGAGCTTAAATATGCTTCTTTAATATATCAAAAAGGCGTATATTCATACTTTGACCTGTTAAGGCTTAATCCATTTTGGTATGAAGTTTTATATAATGATTTGCAAAACAAGATTAAAGAAATGGTATGAAAAGTAATAACACTAAATTAGCATTGCCAAGAATTTTAATCTATCAAGATGAAGACTGTAAAATCCTGGTAGATTATTTGGTGTATAACGGCTTTCAAGTAATAACCTCAACTGAGAATGATATACTAATCAAAATCAGAGAAAAGAATTATGACTTATGCATATTAAGCCATTATAAAACAACAGATGCCTCTATGAGGCTAAAGCCATTAAAATTTTTGCGCAAATCAGATGATAAAATACCGGTAATAATGGTATCAAACAGGGCCCGATATGAATATGTTATTGAAGCATTCGATGAAGGCGCAGATGATTACGTTATAAGGCCATATAACATTGAAGAGCTTATAAGAAGAATAAAAGCTGTTCTAAAAAGATGCGGTGTGCGAGTAAGAAGTATAGAGCCATCTTATGAGATAGGCGATTACCTGTTTAATACAGTAGATAAAATTCTTACTATAGGCAATGTAAAAACACAGCTTAATAATAAACAAAGCCAAGTTCTTGCTTTATTATGTGCCTATAAAAACGAAACATTACCCAAGAAAATACTTATGCAACAAGTATGGACTGATGATAACTACTTTAATAAACGTAGCTTAGATGTCCATATATGCATGCTGCGAAATATGCTTAAAATGGATAACCGAGTAGCTATAGAAACCATACGAGGAGTCGGTTATTCTCTCGTTATAGAAGAAGATGAAAGCTTAATGTAAAAAAGGCAGACTACTTTTCTGTAGTCTGCCTTATATTTCTCTCGTTCACTTGTTAAGCTACACGCTTTTTGAAATTCTTCAAAAAATACAAGCTCATTTTTCCTGTCACAAAATCCTCATCTTGATTGCCTGTATGAAAACACTTAAGGCCATATTTATTGGTATAAACCTTAAAATCACCACGTAATTCTCTCGTTCCAGTTTGGTTATTAAACCACCACACTCTAATATGATTTGCATCAAGCCATTTTATTTGCTGCTGAATATATTTAGTAAGGTCCTCATATTCATCATAATCGGCTTGGTCTTCAACATACGGAACAAAAGTACATTCTATAAGGTCTGAGTCATCAACTGCTTTCCAATCATCTTCTATATAAAAATTATTGGAAAACATTTCAGATACCTCATTGGCTTCTTCCAAATTGTCTTCGTCTAATGGCTCTTCGCCATAATACAAAAAGCAAAAAGCATCATTTGATATTTGCAAAGTCTGCTTTTTGCTGTAATCTAAAACAAAATTGCTCATTTATTCTCCCGTTCTATAGTTTCACGATATTTCTTCTCAAGCTCCGCTATTTCATCTAAAGCAGCTTGAGGCTGAACTAATTGAACAGCTGCGGGCAATTCATTTTCTTCTTGCATTGCTTGAACTGATTGAGAGCCATCAAGCAAATTCTCTTGCTGTACCTCTTGGGTATTCTCTTGTTCATTTATTTCCATATTGCAATTATTTATTTTTGTTCAACATTTCTCTCGTTGGGCCTTGTGATATTCTCCTGTCCAATTGTGGTGGATATTCTCTCGGCCATTTCCTCTGTTAACTCCTGTACCACACTCGGAGTCCAATGTGGACAATTACTGCATAGTCCACTGTGCACACGAGCTACACAGCTTGTACACTCAGGCATAAGCTGTTTAATCATAATAGCCATGCGGCTTTTATGAGTTCTAGTGTGTAACATTTTTTAACAGTTTTACTTTTGTTCTTTTATAGGCTAAAGTACAAAATAATCTTGATATAAATCACTGTTTTACAGACTTTAACATAAAAATTTTCACTGGTTTATTGCGGCTTTAATATAAAAATATAAAGCTCTAAATGCCTCAAAAATATATGAAATTTCATTATTCTCGTTCATTCTCTCCTCATTTCTTTTTATAGATTTAGTTTACTATTATTCTCAAATAAAAGTGTCCTAGAACGCGCAAAAATGAGTCAACTTTTTAGCCATAAATTTAACAGCTATTTATATAACTGCTTGGTGGCTTAAAGCTCAGGAAAGTCCATGCCTTAATTCATATTATAGACTTTATAAAAATACATTGATAGATACACTTCTTTTGGCCTCTATCGCGTCAAATTGAGTTAACCCATATTATAGTACACCTAAAGCCTAAAAGTGTCCTAGAACGCGAAAGAAGCATGTTTCTATGAGTTTACATATTTTAACATAAATCGCAATAATACAAAAATAGCCGCATATTTAGATATGCAGCAAAAAAAAGAGCCGCCTCTTTCGAGACGGCTCCATGGGAGAAACGGTGTCAGGTGGCTGTATTATGCAAGTGACTCCTCTTCGGCTGTAGTCTCAGCAGAAGCTTCGGCAGTTTCTCCATTTGCCTGACCGGCAAAATATTTATCCAGCTCCTTCTTTGCATCCTCAAGCTGCTTCTTTTTGGCTTCCAGCTCTTCCTGAGCTTTCTGCAGCTTCTCCTCTGCCTTCTTCACATTCTCCTCGCAGCGAATTACGCGGTCCTGAGGAGTAAGTGGAGTGCGGGTTGCTGCTGCCTCACGGCGCTCCAAATACTTGGCATTGAGCTGTGCGCCTTCTTCGTCGAACTCTTCGGCAATCTTAATGCCCCCGGCTTTCACAACCTTGTGCATAATCTTCGTTGCAAGCGGATTGCCCTCAATAGGAGCCGGAACTGAAATGCGGTAGAGCAAGCGCTGAGCTCGTTTGTCAGGCACGATCGCCGCGATACGGCCGATTACCATTTCAATGTGCTCTTCGCCGTTTTCGTCTGTAGTACGGTATTTCTCAAATTCTACCAGTTTACCTACATTGCTGATAACTTCGTTAACCTCTTCGGCAATTGCTTCCGGTGTCCATTCAACTTTGTCTGCCGGGTCTTTTGCTTTGCGAACGCGGGCTTTCTTCTCTGGCTCAACAACTTCGTCCAGAATACGAACGAGATTGCTGTCATGTACCTTAACGATGCGGCGTCCGTCGTCTGTCTTGATTGCATAGAGCACCTTATTGCTACGCTTCTCTTCAATCACTCCGGCGATATAGCCGTCAACCCATTCTGCGGTGTTGAAAGGAACTGCCTGACAACGGTGGTTAACATTCTTCTTCAGCTCTTCGGCCAGTGCATGACGGTCCTCATCGGTCATCTTTGGCTTTTTCTCCTGAGTTGCCTTGCTGCCATTGTAAAGCAGGTTGAGTCCGCCATTCTCTTCAGCTGCCTTGATAGCTGCTTCTTCCTCAGGGCTGAGCTGAGTTTCTTCTTCACTTGCGGGAGCGGCAGGAGTCTCTTCTGTGGTTGTCTCAGGAGCTGCAGGGGCCTGAGCCTGTTCACGAGCTGCGAGTACGGCCTCGATAGCCTTCTTGTCTTCATCACTTGCCGTTGCTAAAAGAGCGTTCAGCTTCTTCGTTGTCATCTGCGAAAATTTCTTTGTTGCCATAATACTGTAAATTTTGAATTGTTATTAAAATGTTATTGTTTAATTTTGATATTGCAAATATACTATGTTTTTTTGAATTATTGAGCCGCTTTGGGAACTTTTTTCCAAGTTTTATGTTAAAAAATATCAATTGAGTTTCTTAAACGGTCCTAAGAGTCCGAGAGTACTTATATTATATCCCTCCTTGCCAAAGAATTTGAGTGCCATATTGGCCAATTTCGTTGTCCCTAAGGCATCCGAAGACGCTACTATGATAGCTACATAACCCTCATCGTTGGACACGATAGCGCAATCCGAAATGGCTTCTGTGAAGTTCTCCATACTGTCCAAATTTTCTCGAGTGGCCTCAGCTTCAAGCCTATAAACCATTACAAACATTTCATTTCTTGCCATGTTATTTAGCTTTTACGGTTTTGTGGCTCTTGCTTACCTCTACACTGAACACGCCGTGCCAAAGAGCAAATCGGATTGCTGTTTCTGAGTTGTCTTGTTCAACTGCAATTGTCGGTGTCAAAAACAATGTTTCTGACTTAGTTGCTGAAAATTTCATTGTTATCATATTACTGTAAATTTTAGTTGCTTTGGCTATCGCCATATCTTTTTAAGTATATGCAAATATACTACTTTTATTTTAATCTGATTACCGCTTTAAGAACTTTTTTTCGTTAAATAATGTTGGCTATTTTACGTTCATTCTTGCTGCATATTCATCAATTTGTTCTCTTGTGAGCCACTCAGGTTTAACCGGCAACAAATCGTAAAGCTCTCGCATTTTATCGATTTGTTTCTGCTCGTCATGAGCCCAAAGGCAATGCTCAGCATTTTGGTTGCCATGGCCAAAATAGTAATCACAACCACATTGAAGCCGGTTGAGTAGCATGTACTCAAATTTATAGTCTCTTGCTGCCATGTTAGTATATTCTTAGAAATTTGTGCAAATATAGTCTCTTGCCGTATTTCACAATATACGAATAGCCGTTTCTCTTGCTGTAGCGTATCTCTTGCCAACGGCCTCTCGTGACCTCTGGGTCCTTTACTGTGAACTTGATTGTGCTCACATACCTTGCCGCATCGCCTGAATGACTTATTTGTATCTCAATGCACTCGGCTCCGCCATGCAAAACTCCTGTTCTCTTGAACTGTGATTTGTTATTCTCCATTGCTGTTCTCTTGTTCATAATTTTACTGTTTTAGGGTTTATTATTGTGCCCAGCAGTGGAGTCGAACCACTGTGCCACAGTTCCGCGGCTCTCCCGGCCTGAGCTCTCCTGCTATTCTGGAATGTGATATTGCTTCAGTATTTCATTTCTCTCGCTGCTTTTCATTCTTGTTAAGTTTATAACACTTCTGCCTGTCCATAAATAAACATAGTCACAGTGGTTTATCCAACTTCTTTGACATTTCACTCGGTATTCATTTGCTTCTGTATAGCTTTTGAAACCACTTCTATAGTCATATTCACTGTCATCTCTTTCAACATACAAAAATGCTTGTTTCATGTTCATGATTTTGCTGTTTTTAATAATTCTCTCGGCAATATTGCCAATTGTGCCCAGCAATGGAGTCGAACCACTGTGCCAGCACTCCTGTGCGGCTCTCCCGGCCTAGGCCTTTCCAGCATCAACGAATGTTTATGCCGTTCTCGTCCACGGTAATTACCTCGACCAGCATTGCCTTGCCAGGTATTTCTCTTGTCTCGGTAATTTTCTTGCCGTCCTCTTCACGCTCTACTGTCTCCTTTTTCGGTTTGTCCTCTTTGTAGATGCAGTAGGTGTGTTCGTAGTAGCCGCGCAAGTCGTCGCGTTTTGCCGCATCCTTGATGCACTCGAGGATATTTTTCTCGGCATAGTAGTGGCACTCACTGGCAAACATTCTCTCGCCGGTTATTTCCTCGCTGTCAATTCTTACTTCTCCTGTTTCCAACATACTGTTTGGAATGTTCGTCAATACGAAACGGTAATTTCTGTTTACTTTCATTGCTGTAATGTTTTATTGTTATTACTTATTTTATCTATGCAAATATACTAATTATATTTGAATCGGAAAAACTTTTGAGCAACTTTTTGTGTTAAATTTTGTTTGTAATCTCAGTTGTTTCGTTCGTTATTTCCGATATGCAAATATACAAATAATATCCGAACTAGAAAAATTTTTGGCATATTTTTTTCAGGCTATTTTATGGGTGCTAAAAAAATAACATAGGAAAATTCTCAGGTTTAAGTTGTGTTAAACCAGATGGTTGTTAACCACATTTAACATTCTGGCAGTTAGCCAAGTAGCATGTACAATAAATTTCAATATGGCAAAATATAGCGAGTTAGGAAATGTTAAATTTACGTTAAGAATTGTGGCTCAATTCCTGTGTGGCTGTGGGCCGGCTCTGGCCAGAATGATTGTGGTACCAGAGTGGCTGTGAGCCGGCTCTGGCCAGAATGATTGTGGTACCAGAGTGGCTCCGTGGCTCAATCTAACATTTCCTAACCTATTCTGAGCCTCTCAGCCATATAAACTATCATCGCAAGGATTTGAACGCGATACGGGTCACGAGATTAAGCCAAACAGGCTCGCAGGCCAATTGTTAAAGCCTGTTAACGTGCCGGCTCAGAGGCTCGCAGGCCAATTGTTAAAGCCTGTTGGTGCGAGTTAGGCCAATTGTTAAAGCCTGTTAACGTGCCGGCTCAGAGGCTCGCAGGCCAATTGTTAAAGCCTGTTAACGTGCCGGCTCAGAGGCTCGCAGGCCAATTGTTAAA